CCATTGGCTGCGGCCAACTCATTAACCCATTCGGCATCAGATACAAAACCATTGTTGGCCAAGTAATAGGCCAAAATGGTTGTATCACTATCCGTTGAGCGGGGGGTTGAGTTGATCAGGGTAAACGGAGTAAGCGGCATGAGCATGGTATTGGGTATCTCCACGCCCCTGCTTTGCGTTACTACCGCATTGCTGATGGAATTCAAATCCCTGATGATTTTATCGGGGGTTGTAATCTTATCAGCAAAATCGGTGCCGCCGGTGCCCCCATCTGCGGGCAGCGCCACATCAGGGATATTGGCGTTATTGAAAAAGCCGCCCAGGCCCGTTGATGTATCGCCAAAATAAGCGATAGTGTTTTCTTTTTGCATGATTGCACGGCGCGCTGCGTTTGATTTACGCTGCGTGAGCGGTTTTCCCGCCATGGCTGCGGCGCGTATCTCTTGGATACTGTAGCCGAACGATGAGCCAAGAGATTTTACCGGGCTGGTAAATTCCTTGCCTTTTACATCGGCGCGAGGCAAATCAGTGGCGTAATTGGCAATAATTTTTGCCAAGCCAACCTGATCGTATTGCTCATAGGTAATACTCTCGGCCCCAGGGCCAGCCTCAAAGCTCACGGGAATAAGCATGCGTGCCTTAAGCTCCGTAAACTTTTTGTCGTAACTGCGTGCCTTAATGTGCTCCAATTGCCGAGCAAAGAAAATGCTCTCATCGGCATCAAGGCGGTTTTGGTTAAGCTCATCTCTCATTGGTACTCCCTCCTATGCCGCCTTGTTATGGCAGGTTAATTTCAACCATTGCCAGGCCCGCGCCCGTGGTTGATGTTACAAATTTGGCGCTAGGCAGCAATGCAGCGTTACCCGCATCGGCGTCACTGCGGCAAAGCCCCTCACTGCCGTTTTGAAAACGCACATACACACCCGCGCCCACGGTAACGGCATCCTCAACCGGCACCCAAATGCGGCCTTTGCGCATGATATTCAGCGCCGATTTAACCGGAAATTGGGGATCACCCGTTTCGCTACTCTCAAGAGCATGCGTATGGGCAATAAAACCGCTTGGAGTATCGGTTACATCGGTAGATGCGGCGGGTGCTTTTACCGCATCATCGCCATTGCCGCTATCAAGAGAGGCAAGGTAACCAATTTTCATTGCGGCAGCCACATTGATGCGGCTTACAATATCCTTGGGTTGGTAACTTTCGGCAATTAGCCCCGCAAATGCGTTGGCCATATTGATTGCCGGGGCAGTCGTTTGGCTCATTTCAGATACCTCCTAATGAAATGAAAAACAGGGCTTAATTTGCCACGCTGCGAACGGTTGCAGATAACGGTTTTTGCCAAGCGCTCTGCGTTTCCTTGAGCGCATCGGCGCGCACTTGCTCGGCTGTTTTTTCACCGCCCCTAGTATCATCCACCTTGCTCAGGTTTTTAATAAGGGAATTGGGCTCATCCGTTTTTTTCTTTTCCGGGGCTGTTTCAATGATTGCATCGAAACGGGCGGCAATGTAATCATCACTCTTGCCCTCATCATCAAATTTTGCAGCCTTGGACTTGATAACCGCTACCTTAATGGCCCGCTCATCCATCTCTTGAATTGCGGAAACGGTTTTCTCATCCAAATGGGGCATAGCGGCTTGCACCAGGGCCATGCGTGCCTTAACGGCCTCTGCCAACTCAGGGCGGTTTTCGGCATCTTTTTTGAGCGTATTACGCTCCTCAATGGCCTGATCCAATTTTGCTTGCAGCCCATCCTTTTCTTTTTTGGCGTTTGAATTTGCCGCCTCAAGAGCTTTGTTGGCATTGGCGAGAGCCTCATCCTTTTTTTGAAACTCGCTTGTAACCGCCGCCGCCAAAGCCTCGCTAGCGTCATATTGCACGCCATTTACCGTAACTTTGGACATACCTTTGTTACCTCCATCGGGTTTATAATTTGGATCGTTAGCGGGGCTCTCGCCATTGCTATCGATCATAACCGCATCATCACTATCAAGGCGCAATTTAACTTGCTCCCCGGCACGGCCCTTGCTTACAAGGGCCAAATGATTGTATCTAATATTCTTTTGCACGGCATCATAACGCTCGCCATTAAACTCCCCAGGCTCATGCACCACATCACAACGGTAGCCGCAAGATACTTGCCGCAGCCCCCGCTTATCCACCTCATCAATGGTATTTTCATCCATGAGTGTAACGAATGTTTCAATAAACTCATCTCGTCTGGAAACGCTATCAGATGTAGCGCCTACCATGTACTTTTTTACATTTTTGCTATCAACCAATTCAGAGGGGTGGCGGTTTGTAACTGGAATGGAGCGCATTGTTTTGAGGCTATCAGCCTTGAATACTTCAGCCTCGGACCTAAGCTCGCGCCTAAACGTGCCATCAGGCAGTTGGTACGTAAAAATCCCGGCTCTTGTAGCAAAAACCGGGGCTCTCAAAAAACCGTTATCAAGGCGCTCTACCTCACCTGCGGTGTATGTATCAAATCTATTGGCAGACTTCATTTTTCATTCCTTGCAATTGAGGCATTGGCCCAAAACATAGCCGTTTCCAATTCCGTTAAGGCTATTGAGCGCTCACGCGAGGGCAGGCAGTTTTCCAAAAATAACTTAGCAAGCTCACGCGCTTTTTCACGCAAACTCACATAACGCTCTTGCTGATCACTCTTAGGGGTATGGTAGCAATAATTATTGCCTAAAGTTTGCATCTCTGCGTCAATAGGGGTGTACTTACTCATTGCTCTCCTAACCCAAAAACGTTGCAAGCCCTATGCCTACTGCCGCCGCTGCCGCTAATCCCGCTGCACACGAGCCCACTTGCTCCTCATCCGTACCCAATTCAGGGGGCAATAAATCCTCAAGTACCGGCTCAGCATAACACCTGCATTGGTAATCCTCTCCGGGGTGGCCTGTATCTGCCGGGGGTTGATCCCATCTGAAAATACGGCCCTCTTTTACCCTATGCGATGCCCGCACTCTCTCATCCAAGCTAGTGCGCCAAAAGTAGCGCCTAACGCCAAGCTCAGTTTGCCTAACCCGTGTTAACTGGCCGTTGAGCTTACTTACCTGATCCCGCGCAATCAACTGCAAGTTAGCATTTGTTTTGCCAACCTTGCCTGCAATCATTTCCCTAACAGTATTGGCGGGGAGCCCTTGGCGCACGGCCTGCATGGCAATACTGCGTACATCCGTAATGTGCCTTTGGGAGAGCGTTTTGATAAGGTTTGCATTAGCCTGGGCATATGTTTCAAGGATGGGTGAGATATAGGGCTCACTCCTAAATACATCAACCCCGAGTACTGCTTTAAACACCTTATCATTTTGGGCTCTATTGAATTCGGCTACTTGCATGCCACGCAGTTTAGCTAGACTTTGTATTTCACTATCGGTTAATTCTCGGCCAAACTCAATTAAAATCCCTCCCAAAATTGTTTCCAACTCATCGGGAAACGCATCAAAGCGCTGCGGCCCTAGCTCTTGAGCCGCTTGGCTTAAAAGCGAGGGGAGCCTTTGCGCAAACTCCAATTTTACCAACTCATGCAGTTTAGTAAATCTTTTCGATAGATCGCGGTAATACTCACGCTCTAAGCCTTTGGGATGTAACAAGGGGGGAGGGCGCAGCTTAAACTTGCGCCCACGGGCTTGGAGCCAACGTTTGCGCTCTAAAAGCTCAGCGGTGATGTTTGCTGGTGCCCTAAGCCTCTTGATTGGCATCTACATTGCTCCCATCACCGAGGGTGTTTCCCTCCGGCTCAACTGTTTCCATTTTGCGCAGCGCCTCGTTAATTTCAGTTTCAAAACTGTATTCACCCGTACCGTACCGGCTCAAAGCTACCTCGGTTGAATCAACTACGCCCGTGTTAATGTAGATTTGATCAATTTTGGCTTGCCTCTCCCTGGCCTCTAACTTTTCCGCCTGAGATAGTTGGCGCAACGTATTGAATTCAATGTCATATGGCTCAAGGCGGCCCTTAGTTGGCCCCTCTCTTGATAAAAATAGCAGGTTGAAAAATTGTTTTAAGCGTGGCTTAAGCACTGCTAACTGCGCTCCGCGCACCACATCCTCATAATCGCGCTTTTCACTCTCACCCGTGCCGCCAAGGTTGCCGCCTGGGCTCTCGTTTAGCAGTATTGTATGTGGGTATTCGGTAGAGGCTGAAAACTTGCGCGCAAGTTTATCCAACGTATCCGGCAGCCCGGCAAGAGTAGTGCTTTTGCGCTCAAAATCCTCTTTATCCGCATCAACAAGCGCGGCGCGCAATATCGAACGGCTACGCTCAACAATAGCAATGCGGCGCTCCAATATCTCTATGCCATCGGGTGCGCCAACAATATCAGCCAAGTTTTTTATCTTGTAAACAGCCTGGGCAAAATCAAGTACAAGCGCTGAGGCTGAGGCAAACGCATTTTGGTAATCTCTAATAGCATCATGCAGCTTATTTAAAATGCTATCGTGCCAATAGGTGTTTTGAATGAATTGCCTACGGGGCAGGCGCGAGCCATCAAAGCGTATAAGGCGGGTGTAGTGTATTTCCGTTAACGTGAGCCCATCTGAAAATTGCGCACCGCCTCTTGTATCAGGTGTAACCCTTGGCTGTATAATATACGTTTCAGGCATGCCAAAGTTAGGGCTGCGGGGATCACCATTTATTGTTTGCGGCGCCAACTCAAACCTATTTAGCAGAGTTAAGTACTCAATACGGCGCATGCGGCTTGTGTCTATCGGCTCATTAAAACGCTCATCAGTATCATCTGCCCCGATAACCAGGGCCGCGCCTCCGTATAAACGGCCCCACTGCATGCCCTCGGTAAACCGATTGCTATCTAACACCTGAATTAAGCGCTCAAACTCATCCACGGCCTCATTAAGCACCTCATCCTCAATAATTGGGGAGGTTAGCCTAAAGCCCTCACGCATCATATCCTCAGGCAGCTTATTTACAATCTTTTGGGCCAACTCATCACTTGCATACAGCGCCTCAACCTCTCCCTCAGAAATAAGGGAGTAATCAGCAAGGGCGTGCATGCGCTTATCCTTACTTTTAAAACCCAGGCCCGTGAGGATATTTTGCCAGCCATCCAACCGCAGCAATTTGCCCCGCTTACTCATTTGCTAAACTCCCCTATATCAAAGCTAGTGCCCACGGCCTTAAACTTCTTTTTAAAATCATGCGCGTATCTTACATAAATGTTATCAGGATTGCCCTGCTTAATATACGCAAACCCCGGCAGCCATTCCCTAGTAGAGAGGCATTTAATTTTAACCTTGGATAACATCAGGTAATTTTCGCCTGTATCCACATGCTGAAACTGTATCAATGCTGGCCTCATTACCATGCTGATAGTGCCCTTATATCCTCACCCTCATGCTCACGCAGTTTATTAAGCGCTTGGGTGCATGCATCAACCTGATCATCATGCTTAACGTTTGGAAACTTGGCGCACTCATCAATAAATTTATGCACCCATGGCTTACACTCCGGGGCAGGCAAGTACACGTTACCGCTCTCTATTTGCTCACTTACCGCCCGAGCCCTGGCCACTTTTCCCCCCTCAGGCTCCACGGGTATCATGCCTGAGATTTTCTTTTTAAATGTGCTTATAACCGCATCCCCGTTTGCCTTAGCCTCAACCCATTTGCTCCTAATAGTTGGGTACCGCTGTATCATGCCTAAAATGGCCTTGCATGTTTCAACAAAATCAAGGCGCGGGGGCTCCCCTTGCTCATTAACCAACTGATCCATTAGATATTTGTTTGCCCCCTTACGGCCCCAAACTTGAATGCTAACTTTATCAGAGGTATCAAAATCCTTAAAAGCACAATCCACGCTTAAGGCTATCTCATCCAAAAAACGCGGCAAAGATGGGCACTCATCCTCTGTTTTACCTACCGGCCTAGCGTACCCCTCAGGCACATAGTAGCGCCACCAGTGGGATTTTAAAATCATGCCGCCCTCAGCCACGGGCTTTTGCTTATACAATGCCGCCCAATCCCGAGCGCTCAAAGCTTTTTGTTTCAGTAAATCAGATGTGCTCTTTTTATCGGGCCAAAGGGCGGCCCCAACGCTGCGCTTATCGTTTACGTTTTCAATATCCCCCTCATCCTCAATTAAAGCAGGCAGCATTAAGATAACCCATTGATCGGCATTGGGATCGTTTTTGGCCCGATCCATGAGGCGGCCCGCCAAATCATCCTCATGCCACCTGGTTTGCGTTAAGCATATTCCCGCATCCTTTTCCATGCGGGTTGTAAACGTAGAGGTATACCAATCCCAAACACCATTGCGTATTGTTGCGCTATCAGCCTCAGCCCTATCCTTGTATGGGTCGTCAATAATGCCCTTGGAAAAACCCATGCCAGTAATACCGCCGCCTACGCCAACACTACGGAAATAGCCCCTATGGTTACGCTTAACCAATTCAAAGTAATCACTGGTGCGCTTTGGAGTAGGCCCCTCAAACTCCATACCCTTTTGCAAAATCAATGTTTCAGGGAAAACGTAATGGTACCTATCATCATCAATGATACGCTGCACATCAGTATTCATTTTATTGGCAAGTGAGGCGGCATAAGATGCCATGATGATTTGCTCATTAGGATTACGCCCCAACAAATAAGCAGGCAGCCTGCGGCTAACCAACTCACTCTTACCGTGCCGAGGCGGCATAAAAATCATGAGCCGCTTAATGCGGCCCTCAGCAAAAGCATCAAGATAAGCGCATACAACGCGATGATGCCAATTAACCTCATAACCTGGAAATGTATACGTAGTGAAATTAAGCATACCGTTGCGCGCATCAACGGCACTTTGCACCTCGGCATCAAACAAATTGCCATCAGCCTCAAGTATCTCTAACTCAGCAAGCTCCTCAGGGCTCAAGTTAGTTTCTATTTGCGCGGCCTCACTCAACGCCCCAACCTCTTAAGTACACGCTCTAACTCGGATGGCTTAAGGCTCTCCGCAAAAATCTCACCCATGCCCTCCGCATAAAACAAACCCAATCGCAAAAACATGCCATCCTGTAGCAGTACACCTACAACATACATTTCATTGCCAGCCACCTTGATATCGGGATCAGGGCATAAAACTAATTGCTTATGATCAACCACATACGATTTAGGCAGCTTATTAAACGACGATCTAAGTTTTAGATACTTCATTGCTCCTCTACCTGCGCATCTATTACATCTTTATCTTTTGTTTTGGCCACCAGCAAAGCCCTTTGCCGTAGCTCCTCTATACGGGCAAGTTTTTGCTCAGGGCTCATTTGTTGTACACGCTCAATGATCTTAAGGCGCACATCATGCGCAATAGCCCCATCGTTATAAATCTCTTGCCTATCTTTCCAAGCATCAGGCCGTTTGTTTTTAAGCCAAAAGATTGCCGCCGCAGTATCGCCTGATTTTGTTTTCTCTTTTACTCTTACCGTGCGCTCAACGCCATCCTCATCCACCTCAATCTCACGCTCATGCTCAACGTAGGCCATAGCCTTATCAAATAGGCTGCGCTCTACCATATCAGTAGCCAATTGCTCCTGTAATTTTATATTGATGCGTAAATCATCATGTAGCGCAATCCAACGGCATACAGTAGCTTGGCTCACTCCAACTATTTTTGCTACTGCATATTGGCTGTATCCCCGCGCTATTAATTTGGCTACCTCAACTTTTAATTCCGGGGTTAGGCGAGAGCTACCATGTATCTTTTGCAAGGCAGCGCGTTGGTTAGCAGTTAACGCTTGTTTGCGCGCATGGTTTTTGCTGCCCTTAGGCGGGCCGCGCCTACCTTGCTTTTTCTTTTTTGCAGAAGTTTTCTTTTTACTTTTTGCCTTTGGCAACGTTTAAGCCCTCTACAAATTGCCCCTCATCAGGGTACCAACCTCTTGCTGTATGTATGCGCGTAAGCTTTTCCGTATTGATAAGCCAATGGTGATTGCAAGCCTTACATGTGCAACGCTGCCCATGCTCAACACCCTGCCCGTATTGCTTATCAAATACCTCAGATTTTAACTTATCGCCCGGCCTTAACTCACGTACCGTGCGTGTTATGATTGGATCAGGGCATAAAGGGTTTGGGCACTTTATGATTGCGCCCTTAGGCAGCTTAAAAAAAGGCTCTAAACTCATAGCGTATCCTTATCCTTTGTTACCAACCTTAACGCGTAATCAATGCTCAAAACCAAAATAAAAGCATGCCAAATGCTCACATCAAAGCAGTAAGCAATGCCCTTACTGATCAGATAACCGCACCCTAAAAACAAAACTGCTTTGACCAAACGCCAAAACAAAAGCTCACGCTTATGCTTGCGCCTCTCCCTTGGAGTCATTGCCGATAGCATTTTTACCCTCAATCTCATTCAAGGCATCCTCAGCATAAGGCAGCATGTAAACAGCCAACGTGCGCAGTAGATGTGATTTTGTTGTTTTGTAGCCCTTGGCCCTTAGCTCAGCCACTTTTTCAATAAACGCTTGCTCAACACTCACCGGCATCTTAACGCCCACCTGTACAATGCGCTCATCCGCCAAAGGATTACGCCCACCCTTTGGGCGCTTTTTCTTGGGGGTGTACCCCCGTTTTTTCGGGCTATGCGCACTCATTTTATTGCCTTGAGCCGGAAAAGTTTAGCTAAACCCTAGTAAGCCATACAAAGGGCATTAAAATCAAGAGATTTTGGGGCAGCAAAATGATGATTGAGCGTTACAACCCATGCCAAACCCTCAAGGCTCGCATCCTCCGTGGCCGTCCAAACACCCGCAGTATCGCCCATAAAATCATCCAAATAGCCGCTATCTACAAGCTCAATGGCCTCAGAGCGGGTAGCCAATATATAGCCCTCAGGGCAAGCATCAACCGCCTGGCCCCAGGGGTGGAGTTTTGTAATGAAAATGGGATCGGCATCCATTTCTCCCTTGACATTTACAGTTACCTGTATATCAACGTCAACTGAAACAGATACATCAGGCTCGGAGGGCTCGCCCGCAGGCTCCTCCGCGCTGTTTTCCGGCTCCTCAGCCTGTTTTACTTCGGATTTTGGTATCTCAATGGTGCCGCAAGAGGAGAGGAGCGCCCAAACGGATACCAGGGCCACGATTGCGAAAAGCCAAGTAGCTAATGCGGTAAAAACACTGATGATTGCGATGCTTACGTGTTTCATTTTAAACCTCATGCTTTGTTTTGAAATACCGTTTAATTAACAAATACCGTATTTGTTAACTGAACACCCTCTAGGGCCATCCTTGGCCTATAGGATATTTATCCTACCCCTTGCGAGTTTTCCTAATAATTTCACGGGCCTCAACCGCTTTGCGGCGGTAGGTGCCAAACCATTTGTAAGCATCCTGCTTAGCCTGGGTAAACGTAGCAAAAGGCCCATGCTCATAGCGCTGCGCCTCGGCCTCATCATAGGTGCCCTGCAAAAATCCTAAAAAATCAAGGCCATCGCAGCCCCAAAACCAATAGCTAGCGTTTAAAACCTCTGCCGGATGCCTGGGCTTTTTCATTTCGCCACCCCCTTACGCTTAAGCGCATCAAGATCAGCCAACGCATCCATGATAGCCGCAGGTGGCTTTGATCGGCTCTCCATGCTCTTACGCACTACAGCCTCAAGCCGCCTAAGACGCCCGCACTCAATCATGAGCATATCCTCATGGCAAATATCCTGTACTCTATCCTCATCAGGACAGGTGCAGGTTACTCCAAATTCACGATTACAAATTGAGCAATGGGTTCTCTTTTTCATAACTTACCCCCTTAACCGGTTAGCCCTTGGGCCTTGTAAAAATTTGATAACATTAGGCAAAACTCCATTTCCAGCACATCATATAGCTCCCCATCGTTTTCATAGGCCATCATGCGAAAACAACCTGTTTCAACATCCCTTAATAATTCAACCTGCCTGCCGTTGAAAAGATGAGCCCTGATATAGCGTTGCATTACTTTTGGCAGATAACTACGGCCAACTATCTGATCCCACTTAGTAAAAGCAGCAAAAGCAATGAAGTTATCGGCCACGTACTTATGATGTATTTTACAAAACATTGTTAAACCCTCCCCCTTTTAAAAATACTATCGCAGTATTTTAAGAAAAGTTTAGCTAAACTTGTAAGAGCTTAAAATAAAAGGGCCTTTAAAGGCCCTATTTTATTACACCCTGTAATCAATGGGTTTAAACTTACGTAACGTATCGTAATCATTCAGCCAAGTACGCGCCAAAACTTGTTTTGTTTTTAAATCCCTAATTTCCATACGTAATCTCTTATCCAAAAAAGCACGGTCTAAAGCAGCAATCCAATACTTGTATACTTTTAGTAACTTACGTTTTCCAGTATAGTTATCTATCTGAAATAATTGAAAACGTTTCGCAACGCACTTACCTTTCGCCAGCCCCACGGTTAAACCTCCTCGGCTAATGCCTTGATATCCGTGAAATATTCAACCTCACCTTTTTCCTTAAACTCGTTATAACGGGCCGTAAAACTACGCCAAGCCCGGTTATCCCCATTCAGCATTTGCTCGTATAAGTTGAGCCAAGCGCTCAACTCCTTACGCCAAAACTCTATGGATAAGTACCAAAACTCCTCCTTATGAAGGCCTAAATCCTCCCCCATAACTTGGAGCAAATGCCCGTAAACATCAGTAAATTGCCTATGATAGGGCTTCATAACCATCTTAACCTCCATTATTATATGATCTGATCAACAAAATTCTCTGAGGCGGAAACGCAAAACAGCTAAAACCCATGGGCACCAGGGGTTACAGCGATTTTGAGGCGGTTTTTACCCCCATTTTCTATAGGGTAGACTTTTATGGGGGGTACCTATACCCATATATACGTATGTATAAGTAACTAAAATATACCTTACTGTATACTATAAAAACTGCCTTTATAGATCAGCACCCCTTAACACCTGGGGATTACTAAAAAAGTTGTGAGGCCGATTTGTGAGGCTGAAATATTTTGAGGCGGAAATCTATAGATCATATCAATACAATATATTAGCAACATTTGTATACCACTTTTTAAAAGTTTAGCTCCACGCTCATCATTGCGGATTATTTGCGTATTTTTCAACAAATTAGCCTTGTTTAGCTAAACTTTTCTATCTCTAGGGCTTTTTTGGATACGGGGGTATGGTACCCCATGGGTACCCCTCCCTTTTATGCCCCCTTATTCCGCACGCCCTGCCCCCTCCATGGTGCTATTCTGGGAGGTAAACCAAGGCCCTCTGGCCATAAAACGAGAGCCCCAGGCAGCATTTACGCCACCTGGGGCTCATTAGCCTGCGCCCTGCGGCGCGCCCCCGTATTGGCTAACCCCTCTCCCTTACGGCGGTAGGCTCATGTATAAAAATACATATCTGCATCATTTATTAGGGTATTTCCTCAATAATTTTGGGCCTTTTATTTCTGCTTATTTCCCCAATATCTGGCCACCCTGAGCCCCAGGTGGGGGGAGTACGTATACCTACCCCTTTTAGGCCGCCAAATCGGCCCCCTGATGCCTTTTCCTTTTACCCATACAATCAATCACCCCGCCCCCTAAACGTGCGCCCTGCGCCTGATTTGCCCGTCCTAATGTACCGTTTGGGCTTCATCCTCGCTCATGCCCACCCCGCTGCCGTATTCGATCCCTCTGAGCCCGCGCTCAAGGGCGCGCTCGGCCCCATCGCCCAGGCGGCGCTTGCATATGCGCTCATCAAAATCAGGGATAAGCGCCCTTAGTTTGCGGGTAAATTTTGGCCTGGTAATGGCGCGTTCCCCTGCGCCCTCGGCCTCTATTTGGTAATTTCGGTATAAATCTTTGAGGCTTGCAAACTTGTTATCATCCCCATTGATGTAGAGGTTTTCGGTAAACCAGGCGCGCACGGTATCCGTTTCCGTAACGTAATTATTGGTTGTTTTTTCAATTTGCTTGCTGCGGCTGAATTTTTGGTTGGCCCTGAGCCGTTGGTACCCGGCAATGGCCAGGTTAAATATGCCTGAAAGCTCATCATTCAATTTTTTATCAATGTGAGGGTCGTAATCAGGATCATTTGGCCCAAACTTTGCATTAAACGGCACCAGTAAAAATCTGCGGTAAAACCCATGGGTTGTTTCATAGGCATCAGGCAAATCATTGCAGCTAAATATCATTTTAGCTTTGTTTTTGCAGTAATAGGGCTCTTTATACGGGCTGCGCACCTGCAACTCGCCCCCTGTAACCATGGTTTTAAACAGGTTGCTATCATAGAGCGCCGTAGTGGGTGTTTCCTCACTGATATTGAAAAGCTTGCCATCAAGTAATTGCCGTGAATACTCCGAGCGCCTAAGATCGCCCATGGTTGATGCGCCATAGTTACCGGCTCCGGCAAGCTCTTTTAAAACATTCATAAACGTGCTCTTGCCGTTGGCCCCCTCGCCTACCAGGATAAGGGCTTTTTGCGCCCAACAATCATCATTGCTTAGGGCGTAGCCCATAAACTCCAAAAGCACATGGATTGATTCCCGATCCCCGCAAGTAACGCGCTCTAACATTTGCGTAAACACTGGGCACTGCGCCGTTGGATCGTAATTGTAAGGGAGCACATGCCTAAAACCAAACTCCGGGCTATGTTCCAAAAGCTGCATGGTGCTTAAATCCAGCACTCCATTTTGGAAATTCATTTTGCCCTGCGTGGCTTGCTCCCACCATTCCATATCCTTGATGTTGGTACGTTGGATGAGTTGGCGGAATTCCTTAACCATGTTTGTTTTAGCCTTGGGCTCAAAGCGCTCTTGCGCAAACTCCTCAACCCTGTTATCGGCCATGGGCACGTAGTGCGTGCCGCCCCAAACCATAACAATGCGCGAGCCATCCAATATTTTGTAGTGCATATCACGCTCAAAAGCCTTTTGCATATCCGCGTAACAGGGCACTGGTTTATTATTTACCCAGGTATGAAAACCTATGAATTCAGTGGCTATGGTATCCTTGCCCACCAGGTTAATTGGGCTGTTTATCCGCCCCCAATGCGGGCAAGCCCGGCACCCATCCCAAAGCTCATCAATGTTTTTGCATGTGCGCGGCCCCGATGCCTCAAGGGCCTGCCTTAACTTTGATTGCGTTTCCTCTTTAGTATAATGCTTATATTGCGAGCTAACCGCGTGTACGTATTCCTCACCTTTTTCAAATTTTCCCGCTATGCTCATCCAAGCGTACCAAGCGGGCTCAGTGAGTTTATCCCCATTGGCAAGCGTGCGGTTTTCGGCAAGCGTGGCCACGTTAGACATAAACGGGCACTCTTGTATAACAGCCTCCTCATCCACTTTAGGAAACTTTTTTATAAACGCGCCATCAACCTGGCCGCCCTCATCCACTTGTGGCAGGCCCGATAGGGAGCGTATATCAAAATCAACGGGCTGCAAGTTTGGTTGGATGAGATAAGCCTTTTTATCAGGCTGGTTTGGTTTTCGGTTGACGGTGCCGGGTAGGCGCATGATGCGGCGGGCATCCCATACCGCTGGGTCTAGTTTGGCAGGCAGACCGGCAGCCTTTAGGGCCTCGGCTATTTTTTTCAAAATCGCTTTGTAATGGCCCCGGTTGTTTTTAATATACGCCTTATCCTCTATCGGTTTTTTCAACTCAACAATGAAATGCAGGCCGTTGCCACTGCATACAATGGCAGTGGCCTTGGGTGGCGTGCCAAGCACCTTGAGCACTATCGGGGGGTACTCTTTTATGCGCGCCGTATCGATCCCATCGATATCAAAAACAATATTTTTTAAGCGCAAAAATTCCCGCTTTTTATCACCGCAATAAGCTACGGTATAAAACAAATTCCAATGCTCTTTTTGCGGGATTTTTTGGAGATGAGCCGAGAGGTTTTTAAACAGATCACTCAGGCTCTCAGCGCCCCAACCGTTTTTGAAAAATTTACCGTCCGTTACAATTTCAGCGCTATTTGCAGGCTTCCAGCGCCTTAGCCCTAGTATTTGATGCATAAACGACCCTACGCATTTGGCACGGGGGTTAGCCGTTAATTGGTAGATATGTATCCGCCACCTTACCTAGCCCTGGGGCTAACCGTCAAGATAGCAAATTAAAAATTTTTTGCGCTTGCACCAGGGCTAGGAGAGTGCTAGCTATATTCCCACTTATTTTTGCCGTGAGGGCGGCGAATTAGGGGATAGGGATGCGATTTAAAGTACCGCTATGGGCTCATCAGCAAAAAACACTTGACATAGCCAAAATCCAGCCGGAATACGCGCTGCTTTTTGATATGGGTACGGGTAAAACCGCACTTACCGTTAACATCCTTAGACATAAATACTACACCCATAAAAAAGTACTGCGCACCCTGATACTATGCCCGATTGTAGTTTGCAGGCAGTGGCATCAGGAGTTTACCCGCCATTCCAATGTAGGGCACCGCTGCGCCGTGCTCACCGGTACGGCTAAACAGAGAGTTGAGCGGTTTAAGCAAGTGCATGGCCTTTATGGCGGCCAGTTTATTGCCATCATAAATTACGAGGGGCTTGGCATCAAAAAAATGTTTGAGCTTATCGATTATTGGCGGCCTGAGGCCATCGTATGCGATGAGAGCCAACGCATAAAAAACCCAAAGGCCAAACGCACTGCCGCCGCCATTGCGCTCGGGGATAAAGCCCTTTATCGCTATATCCTCACCGGTACTCCGATACTTAATACGCCCATGGATGTTTTCGCCCAGTACCGTTTCCTTGATAAGGGCCAGACTTTTGGCCAAAACTTTTATCAGTTTAGAGCACGCTACTTTTACGATAAAAATGCAGGCATGCCCAAGCATAAGTATTTTCCCGATTGGCGGCCCCATCCTGATACGGAGGATATTTTTAATAGGAAAATTTATAAAAAAGCTACTCGCGTGCTCAAGGCGGAGTGCCTGGATTTGCCGCCGCTTGTTAAACAAAAAGTTGAGGTAGCCCTGAGCGCTGAGCAAAACAGGGTCTATTCAGATATGCATCGGGCATTCATATCATACATAAATGATAGCGCATGCGTAGCGGAGCTTGCCGTTACCAAGGCCCTGCGCTTACAGCAAATCATATCAGGCTTTGCAAAATTGGATGAGCCCGAGGTTGTGGATAAGTTGGGGATAAGGCTCAAAACAAGCGATACAAAAACCCATCGTTTCAAGGATGTACCTAGGCTGAAAGCTTTATCGGAGGTTGTGGATGGGCTGCCCGATAAGGCCAAGTTTATCGTTTGGGCTTGCTTTAGGGAAAACTACCGCATGATACAAGAGGCTATCGGCAAGCTGGGCATCGGCTCCGTGAGCCTTGTTGGCGGCATCAGTGAGGGGGAGCGCACGGCGGCAATTGATGCGTTTCAATCTGATGATACGGTTAGATGCATGATAGCAAACCAGGGTGCGGGGGGCGTGGGGGTTAACCTAACGGCAGCTTCATACGCTATTTATTACTCACGCAGTTTTAACCTTGAGCATGATTTGCAAAGCGAGGCCCGTTGCTACCGTGGCGGCTCAGAGGTGCATGAGAAAATAACACGCATAGATATTGTAGCCCCCGGTACTATTGATGAGGCTATCCTTAAAGCTCTTGAGAGCAAATACAATCAGGCTGAGGCAATACTCGCCTGGAGGAAAATGATGCGATGATTGATAAAGCTGAATTTGATAAGCGTTTGGCCGCTATAGTTTGCCGATACGGCAAGTTTCAAAATGGCGAGGCCACGGCCTATTTTACACCTCAGGATGCAGCGTGGTTGATTGATATTGCTTGCAGTTACGGGATAAGGGCGTACGCGCAAAAAGATAGAGAGGATAGGCTCAATCTAGCCGGGCATATCATGGGCGGCATCATGAGCAATCCTGTAGTTGATGATTTGCCATCAGGTGATGAGGATAAACACATCAAAATATTTGCCAATGTGGCCGTTAAATCCGTGGATGCCTTACTTACGGAATTAGATAAATGATTACAATAGTACTGCCTGCATGGCTTGTTTGGCTCAGCATAGCTTTTTTTATCCTTTGGGCGGTACTTAACCTTGTTATCGTTTACTACAGGCGCGAGTTGGTTAAGGCGCAAAAGCTTTATAACAAGTGCATAGGTGCAAAATGAGGCTTGTTGAATTTCAAAGCAGGGGTAAAACCTATGTAGGCTTACTTGAGCGGGAAAACCCCAAAACTCTGGCCATATGGCATTTTGGCAAGGTAATTACCCTTAAACGTGAGCGCTGCCGTTTTGTCGGCCTGCATCGATTTTTCCATGGCCCGCCCCTTAGCACCCCTGGGGCTGGGCACCAGGTGGGTAAACTTGATATTAAGCGGGTATTTTGCGCTGATGAGGATAGCAATGAAAGTTAAGGATGTATACAGCATAGATGAGGATGATCTTTTTGAGCGCAGTGAAACTAGCGATTATTGGGCCAAGGCTTGGGATTTTTACTGTGATGTAAAAGAGCGCTCTTATGAATATTTAACTCGAGGGCAAGAGGATTGGCTCGGGCGTATTGAAAATGATTTGGATAGGAGTGTATGAGATGGCTAACAAAACTGATGGAGATGGCTTTGCTTTTCCCTCTTTTACAAGCGGCGGAGAGCCTTTATCTGAGGAGTGCGAGGGCCTTACTAAACGGGAATATTTTGCATGCAAACTGATGGCTGCATCCGTGGCTGCCGATGTGAGGCAGCATTACGGCGCTGAGGGCCAGGCTGAATGGGCCGTGGCTGCGGCGGAGAGCTTGATACTTGCTTTAAATGGTGAAAATAAATAGGAGCGAAACAAATGGAAACAACACTTGAGCACTTTGATCAAAAGTGCAAAACCCTAGTTGAGAAAAACAAGGCCCTCAAGGCTCTTGAGCGTGAGGTTAAGGATTTGCGCGCTGATGTGCTCGCCACATTATTGAGCCGTGATGAGGATAGCCGCACCTACAAGGCAGCGGGCGCTACTATTTACGTGCGTGATATGGCTATTGTTACAGTGCCTAAAGAGCGTGAATTGAAATTTAAAATGTTTAACTGGATAAAAGAGCGCGCCCCCGATTGGTACACGGCTAACGTTACTTTTAATCATCGCAGCCTTACCAGTTTTTATGAGGCGGAGGAAAAGGCCGCCAATGAGCGCGGGGAGGAGTTTGAGGGCATCCCAGGGGCAATTTGCGATATGCGGCAAACTTTGGGCATCCGTGGAGGTTAAGCTATGCAACATATCATGCGCATTATTGATGGGTGAGATGATGGAATTTCCAGGCAGCGCGCATAAAAGGCTTTTACGCGTTAGCGCTAAGGCCAATGAAACGCTCAGGGCCGCCCATGAGTATATTAGGGAAACGCATGCTGATTTACTTCAGGATGATAGTTTTTTGCAAGAGGAGGGAGGTAAGCGGGTAGCCTTTTTGCTCGCTGAAATTTCCCTTACTGTTTCGGCTCTTGAAACTATGGGGGCCACTTGCAATGAGCCTACTTGAATGGGCGGATAGGCTGGCTTACAGCGCCAATAAAAAATGGCGTATATTGCTCTATGAGCGCCCCAATAAAGTAGATGAAGAGGGTCGTTACTTTTTGGGGTGGCTCATAGACGAAAAGCGCGGAGTTAGGTACGTTTTCAATTGGCGGCGCGGGCGCATAACCTACATGCGTGAGTACAAACCGCCCAAGGATATACCCCAATACATTACAAGGTTGATTGATGAGGAGGTTAAAAAATGCCTTTAAAACAATGCCAAAAAGATGGCAAGCCCGGTTGGAAATGGGGGGCTGAGGGGGCTTGCTATACCTACACGCCCAACAATAAAGAGAGTGAGGCCCGCGCCATGGCCAAGGCTAAACGGCAAGGGCGTGCGGTTGAGGCGAGTAAATCGGATGAGGGCAATGAAAATGAGTAGTGAATATACGCTTATTAAAGAGCCCGATGTTTTATTTGAATTGGTTGAGCGTAGCTCTGAGCTTACGTTGCAAGCGAGCAATGATTGCGTTGTACTGCCTAGTAGGCCCATGTCGGCAGCAAAAATGCTTGCGGCTTTGACCATGGGTATACAAGGGTGCCTATACAATTCAAATATCTCAAAGGCTGAATTCATAAAAACTTATGTTGACCAGCTTTATTTTCAAAATTGATATGGGCAATTGAGCCCGCGTATATAGGAGCAATGAAACGATGGCTAAAAAAACGCAAACCAAAAAAACAACGGAAACAGCGGTAGCGCGTAAGGAAACGGCGCAGTTGGCTAACACCGATAAGGATGTGGCTGATTTGTATGATGATGAGGATGAGGCGCTAACCTCATCTGATATCATGATTAGCCGTATCCTGCTTATGCAGGGCCAAAGCTCTCTTGTAGAGCAAGAAAAAGCTACGCCCGGCCAAATTGTTGGCAGCCTTGAGGCCGATTTATTGGCGGATAACGGCCAAGAGTTGGAGGTTATACCTTTTCACCGCTACAAAAGTTTTCGGCTGTTTAAGGCCCAGCCTGGGGGCGGCAAGCCGCTTTTTATCAAGGAAATGCCCTATGATAAGGATACAATCGAATGGGAAAACAAGCGCCTTAGAGAGGTTGAGATTGATGGCGAAATGCTTATGTGCTTTATCACATGGAATTACTATGTAATGCTGCCAAATGAGTTGGACGCCTTGCCGCGCATGATGAGCTTTTCCTCAACCAATTTCAAGGTTGGCAAAATGCTTACTACCCATACCGTTTCAGCGGCTAAGATGTTTCGCACCCGCTACAAAACAAACAAGGGCAGCTTTTTACCTTTTAAAACCTACATTTTTGGCAGTGAAAAAACCAAAAATGAAAAAGGGAATTGGTTTTTGTACAACGTTAAAAAGGGCAGGGAAACTACCGAGGCCGAGCGCGCCGCTGTATATGAATGGGCCAAAATGGCTAAAACAGGGGGCGTTAAGGTGCATGAGGATGATGATTTGGGTGATATCGCGGCAAACGATGAGCCCCAGGTGGAGCAAGGCAAGGCCAATGATGGCGATGAGTTTTAGTATTCAGGCAGCTAGTTAGGCAGTACTCATTAGCTGCATTGCGATGCAAGGGGCGTGCGGGCCTATTGCCCGCCGCCTCGGTTAAGCGGAGCCGGATATGTTACAGCGCAAAATTGAGATGATGCTAAATATTGAGTTAAAGCCTGATGAGTTGGCACGTTGTTTTTGGGCCATGACTTCGGGAGAGCAATGCGAATTTTTTAACACCTTGGGGGCGCTGCCCGATAGCCATTTTGATTTTTGCATGCAGCTACAGGCCGTAACAGATTGTAATAAGCTCAACCGCGATGGCCGCGATGCTATGGCCAGTATCGGGGAGTACTCGGAGCGTTATTAAGTTAAGAGGGTCGTTAATATGAGTAGGGTAACTTTGTTTTGGCTCATAGTGGCCTCATGTGGGGCGATATGGGCCAATTATATTTTAAGCCTGGTGGATGAGGAGCGTGCCCAGGCCCAGCAATTAAAACAAGCCTGGGGCGAGTGCCGCATGGATTACCAAACCTGTAGCGGCCAACTACAAGGCTACAAAGTACGCCATATTTTAGGTAGAGGGGGTGAGTGATGGGAGGCCCAGGCTCGGGATACCGGCACATAAATATAAATGAAAAAGAAGTTTTGCGGCTTTATGATGAGGGGTATAGCTCGCATACGATAGGCCGCCGCCTTGGCTGCGCCCATATGACTATTTTAAATATTTTAGCCCGTAATGATGTGCCAAGGCGCAGTAAATCAAAAGCTTTAAAGCTTAGGAGGGCCATGCAGTGTACGACCCATACGCATGCAAGCGTGTAAATATTTACATCAATCCTGAGCTAAGGCAAAAGGCTGAGCTTGCGCGCCTTGAGATGGGAGTGAAAAGTTTCAGTGAGTTTGTAGCGCAAGCGGTTGATGCGCATATAAAACGGCATGAGCATAAAATGCGCATGCGCAATATTAGGAGGGGAGGCGGTGCTAAAACGTGTACTTGGGATTGATGTTGAAACAACGGGGTTGGATTGCTCGGTAGATCGTATAACCGAGGTTGGGGCTGTTTTATATGATATGGAGGAAAAAAAGCCCCTGTACATGGTTAACTTTAACTGTACATTTAAAAGCTCTCCTCCGCTTACTGAGGAAATTATACAGTTAACTGGTATTACGCCCGAGCTACTTGCCGAATTTTCCGTTGAGGATAACCGCACCGCTTTTATCAATCTACGTGAGCTTATGCTCAAGGCCGATGCCGTTGCCGCGCATAACGCTCCGTTTGATAGAGGCTTTATTGAGGCTACTTTTAAGGGCCTCGGTATCGATGTGCCCCAGGTGTTTTGGGCTGATACCTCTGTTGATATCCCCTATCCTCCGGCCATTAAAACAAGGAAATTGGTTCATCTTGCGGCGGAGCATGGTTTTTTAAACCCCTTTGCGCACCGCGCCCTTTTTGATGTACTTACCATGCTGCGCATCATGGGGCAGTATGATATGGAAACTGTTAAATTGTATGCGGAGAGCCCAAACGTGCGCCTTGTTGCCGATACACTGCCCCCTTGGCAAGATATGGCCCCGGAGGGTGAAAAGCAGGTGGATAAGGCCAAGGCCAGGGGGTACCGTTGGGATGGGGCCGATAAAGTTTGGGCCAAGTTGGTTAAGGATTTTCAGGCCGATGCGGAGCGTAAGGCTTGTAAGGATGATTTTAAAGTAAGGATAGTACAATGCGCGAATTAAATGAGCCGAAACGTGAGGCCCTGGTGTACGCGAGGGTTAAGACCGTCAATCGAAAAATGGTTGACCGGGAGGCTAAGCGCCATGGGGTAACCATTGCACGGTATATAGATTACATCCTTGATTGCCATAGGGATATACTTGCTAGCAAATCAAAAAAATCTAAATGAGCTTATTGCTCGTTTTTCCAAGGCCCATAGCATAGCGGCGGATGCCGAGGCTTATGGGCTGCATCCCTACAATGGCGATAGGCTTTTTAGTATCATCATTGCCGATGAGGAGGGGGCGGTTTATTTTAATTTTAAGCCCTACCCTGAGGCCCCTGATGATGCCGTGCTCCCTGATCCGAGTGTTCTGGCCCCAATTTTTAAGGATGAGGGCAAGCTTGTATTTATGCATAATGCTAAATATGACTTAGCTATGTTGCGCTTTGATGGGATTGAGGTTGAGCGCACTGTACACTGCACCCAGGCTATAGCCCGTTTAGTTTATAACAAACATTTCCAGTATAACCTTGATGCTTTGGCCAAGGAAATTGGCCTTGAAAAAAACAAGGTTGTAGAGGAGTACATAAGCAAACATAAGCTTTTTGATATGGTGCAAATACCTGGCAAGCAAAAAAAGGTACGCAATGAGCACTATGATAAGGTGCCTTTTGATGTGATAGTGCCCTATGGCCTAGATGATGCAAAAATAACCCGCGCCTTGGGCCTTAGCCAAATCGCCCGCATTGAGGCGATGGCTGCCACTATGCCAAAAAATATAGGTGATGTGCGCGAGCTTATGCGCCGCGAGCGTGAGCTAACCAAAGTTTGCTTTAATATGGAATGGCGGGGAGCGCTCATTGATCCCGCCTATGTAAAAGAGGCTCTTGAGTATGAGTTAAATGAGCAAAAAAAGGCTGAGGATGAGTTTAAAAAACTAACGGGCCATGATTTTAAGGATAGCCCCAAGGCGCTTGGAAAAGCTTTTGATGCCATAGGCGAGCCCTATCCGCACCATCCGCCAACCGCACTTATGGTTAAAAAGGCCAGGGCGCAGGGCAAAACTCCGGTAGGTAATCCATGTTTTAAGGCTGAGGCTTTGGCGGGCATGGAAACACCTGCGGCCAAGTTGGTACTTGCCCAACGCTCAGCCAACAAAAAAGCGGGCACCTATTACCGGTCGTTTTTGTACTTTTCGGATGATAGCAATTATTTGCATTGTGATTTACGGCAAGCGGGCACTGATACCGGGCGCATGAGTAGTGCTGAGCCTAATCTACAAAATTTGCCAAAGCGAGAGGAGGAAAACGAGAGCCTAAAATACCGGGTGCGCCGTGCGTTTCCGCCGCCAAAAGACTACGTACTTGTTATGATTGATTACGATCAAATGGAATACCGGTTAATGCTAAACTATGCGGCTGAAATGGGGCTCATTGAAAAAATCAAAGGTGGCTTGGATGTACACCAGGCCACTGCCGATATGATGCATGTGGATAGGTACCCGGCCAAAACCCTCAACTTTATGATTATATACGGCGGCGGTATTAGGGCCTTGGCGCGCAAGCTTAAATGCTCTTATGATCAGGCTGCCGAATACATGCGCAATTATAAAAATGGGCTGCCTAATTGTTGGCGTTTTATTAAGCGGGTTATATACACGGCAGAAAAGCGCGGTTTTATTTTCAATTGGGCGGGCCGCCGCTATGAGTTTGATAACCCCGAATTCGCCTACAAAGCCCCCAACTACCTTATCCAAGGGGGCTGCGCTGATATCGTTAAAAAAGCCATGGTTGAGTGCGAGCACTGCCTTAAGGGGCGAAAATCAACCCTCAGGCTGCAAGTACATGATGAGTGCTTTTTTTACATCCATAAAAATGAATTCAACCTGGTGCCCGAGCTTAAGGGCATCATGGAAAATACGTACATCCCCAAGTATCTACCTCTAACCTGCGGGGTAGATCACTCATTTGTAAGTTGGGGAGATAAAATCAGCGAGGCACCAGGGGTTAAAAATGGGGGTGCGCATGGAGCACATTAGCGAGCAATTAAGGGATGTGCGGTACTTAGGCGATGGCGTTTATGTGGGGCACGATGGCTACCAATTTTGGCTTTATACGGATAGAGGGGCAGAGGGTTTGCACCACATAGCTTTAGAGCCTAATGTATTGGCTAATTTAAAGGATTACTGCGGCAGGTGCATGGGGGATTGAGGACTTGTATAGCATTATAAAGATACAGGATAAAACTTTTAATTTTAAAAAGTACTCTTGCCGTTGGACTGTTAGAGCAAAAAACTCATACATGGGCCGTTTTGGCGGGGGTTGGCAGTATAATATTGGGGTACAGGTTAATAAAAGCCTAACTGTAGTTATCATTAATTTAGGCATTGGCTATTTACGTATAGCTAAAATATGAGGGTGGCGTTGCAGCCTGGTAACAGGTTAGCTGATGGCCCAGGCAGCCAAGGGGTGAGCATGCTAAGCTCCAAAATGCCTAAGGGCGGCAACTTACTGATGGGGTGAAACTCCCTGCGTATGCGCTTTGGCGCATGGCCGCCCCCACCCTCTCCCTAATGTGAGGTGCCTATGTGTTTACTTTTCTTTTTCAAACATAAATGGCTAACGCTAACATCGGTTACACTTGTTAAATATAGAGTTTGCAAACGTTGCAAGCGCGTTGAATTGCATGTGCAAAATGATTGCTGGTTAAAAGTGCAAAATGAGGCCGTGGCAGATGAGCTAAGGGGCTATCTCTATGCCAGGCATGGCGGAGGTTAGCGCATTGAGCCGGTACGTAGGCAAAATGAAGCCTGAAACGTTATTTAAGCTCAAAGTAGCCCGCGCACTGGATAGTTTGCCAAACACTTGGGCTAAAAAGATACAAATGGTAGCGCTCAGGGGCATCCCTGATTTTTTATGCTGCATCAACGGCCTTTTTGTAGCCATTGAGTTAAAGCCTGATGCCAAAACAAAGTTAGAGCCCCTGCAAGAGTACAATTTAAACGCTATAGATAAAGCGGGCGGCCTCGCATTTAAGGCCACCCCTGAAAACTGGCAAAAGGTTTATGCAACGCTTATGGAATTAGCTACAGGCAGTTTTAAAAATAGCAAGCCTATCCTTAAAAACAAGCCTAACCACATCTGAGGTATCCCCGCTATTGCTCATTTCAAAATGGATATCCTGCCTTTCGCCATCCTTGAGGTTGGCCATATCGGCAGGGTCAATGAGCACATTGAAAACGCCCAGGATATCCGCCCCTACTTTGCTCATAACGGAGTTATTAGTCCCCGCTACTTGGCTCACTTCAAAGGCTGAGGTTGAGCTTTGCTTAATGCAAACTTTATACTGATCGTAATTGGTTGTATCAATGGGCCTGCCGTACTCATCAATAAGGGCAATTTCAAACTCAAGTTTGCCGCCCTGCACACCCTCAACAACCTCATCGCGTGGTAAAAGCATTTAAGTACACTCCGCTATCAGCCCGGTTATTTTTTGCTGTTTCAAAACCCCGCTGATAGCCTGCCGGGCTAGGGCAGCCTCAATGCTTTGGGGTTTTAAAATTGCCCTCATTTTCGGCTCTAATATTTCGCCTGCCAATTTTTGATTATTTTTAAAAACAGCCTCCACCCGCTCAACAATATTAACGCCACTTGAAACGGCCTCTGCATCTTGGCGCAAAAAAACATCCACCCTATCCTGGTTATCCTCACTCAATAGGGTATGCGCGGCATCCGTGTAGGTTTTATATACGGCGGTAACCATTTCCGTATTTGGCATGGCCACGGCCTTATTCACATAGAGGCCATCGCCAACGTGGGTAAGATCAACCGGAGAGGCGGCAAGCTCAATGCCACCCACATCACGCAAAATTGCCCGAGGGTATAGACTTGCACGACCCTCAAAATCATTGAGCACTAGCTTAAGGCTCTCGCCTACTTTATGCCTGGGTATCGTCAAGGCATCACCTCTCGTAAATACGGGCTTTGTTTCAATATATTATAAGCCATCTCCGGGCTTGTCATTTCCAAATCAATATCGCTAATGTCAACCCCCATTTCCTCAAGGTATTCAGGCATGTACTGCAATATCTCCTCGCAATATACAAGCTCATTTTCGCCCCATTCATTGCGGTTAGGCAAGCGGCGGCCAAAAAGCCTGTACATCAGCCCAGCGTAAACCCAATAGCCCATGGCCCATGTATCGTATTTACGCCCGATGAGCCGAGAGGAAAAAAGCCTGTAAAACTCCCTCTCCTCCCCCCTGGTGATAGGCGCTTGCAAAGCATGCACTATTTCACAGGTGGCTAAAAAATCGCCTAACCAAATGGGGCGTACACCAGTGGTTAGGCGGCTCTCGATAACCAGGGCGGTTTTTCCTAATTGCTCATCAAAACAAATGGCAAAATGGCTAGACGCCTCTTTAAGCCCCCATCGGATGAGCCGAGAGCCAACTTTATTGCTTTTAAGCCATAAAAAGAGCATATCAAAGCTTTTTGGTTAAATCATACGAGGTTAAAATTTCACGGGTTGAGCCGGAGTTGGCCGCATTATACTGCACTCTTAGATAGAGCCCTGCGGATATTTTCGCATTTAGCGGCTCGGTGTTTATCTCATGTACCGTGTAAGTTTGGCCCAAATATTTAATCCATTCCTTTGTAATGTACTCAGCTACTACCGGCCAATTTTCACATAGGCTTGCGCGGTATTCTGATGGGATAACCCCATCCTTATCATATACCTGAGCCTTAACCCAATCCTCATATTGGCCGTTTTTGACCACCATAAATCCCCCTGAGCAATAGCGCTCTGAGGTTAATTGGTAATCTATCGTTTGCGAGGCATTTGCCGCGCAAGTAGCTTTGGCTGCGGATGCGTGCTTAGTACGGTATAGGGGCTCGGCAAATGGTGGTGTTTTCTCAATGGCAACGTGCAATTCCCTATTGCATAGCCAATTCCATTGCTCAACATAATCTGTTAAATAAGCGGAGCCATCGCCCACTTGCAAATCATCTGAGCCGATATTTGAGTATATTGTTTGATTTAGCCATCCATCCCTATCGCTATCAGGTATGGTGTACTCCTCATCATCGGCAAGGGTTTTGTTGTAAAATGTCTTTTCTCCGCCACTTATGTTTTTAACTTTGCATGTATTCCAACTCATACACTAAGCCCTTTTAATGCTACCGTACATCCTGGATTTGTAGCCGATCCCGATACAACCTTGGCTGATAACTGTTTACCCGAGGTAACCGGTATGCTGAGCCCGCCAATAGTTTTTTTATAATCTGATGTTACCGCCACGGTATAAAGTAGCGTTTCATTAAGCTCATTGCCATCATGCTCGTAAACGGCAATGGAAAAGGTTGTAGTATCCTCATTTGCTACGGATATAGTGCGCAAAGTACCGCCGCTTAGCACCATGGGTATGCCTACTATATTAGATGGCACGTTACCCGCTCGGCTAAGGTATGCGTTTCTTAAGCGGCCCTTGCCGCCAAAATCCGCAGTTTGCGTTACAACGGGGCTGCCCACCCCATCAAGTACCCACTTATCCGAGCCTGAGCCTGCATATGCCTTGCTCCAACGATCACCGTTAGATTGAAAATGTAGCGAGCCTATAGGGGCGTCATGGGTAGGCGCGGCATCATCTGAGCTTATAAGCACTCGATTTACTCCATCTTGGCTTATAAGCACACCGTGCTTGGGCAATTCAAATGCTTTGTTGATATCAATCATGCGGAATTAGGGGAGCCCGTAGGCCCCCCATCCTTTTAATTAGCTGAGTACGGTTTTAACAACCTCAATGCGCCGTGCGGTTACCGTGATACCGGCAGTGGTGCTTGCAGCCCTAAGCCGCATATTGCCTGTATCGATATCAATGGCGAGGCTAACATCAAAGTTAGCCCCAACTTTGAGTTTTGAATAAACGGTATCATCAACATCGGTTGAGCCATCATTGAGGGCATAAACCTCAAAAGCTTGCCGATTGGCGGGCGTGGCCTCCTCAAAAGCCTCCACTAGCCATTTACAAGCTTTAACTGAGGCAACGGGCACGCTATCCACGGTAGCCTCAGTGGTAATGCCAGTGGCCTGCGCTCCGCGCATTTGCTCCAAAAGCGTTTCAATGCGCTGAAATAATTGCCTGGAGGTTTGGCTATCGGCCAGGCTATCACCGGTAAAAGTGCCGTAATCCGTATCGCCTTGGGTTAAGCCCGATGCGCTTTGGATATCAACCTGGTTTCCCGAAAGTTTGCTGATAGCTGTTTCAACACTATCCCCAGCGGTGGGAGTGCCGTTAACTGCCGCAAACGTGCCGCTGAGAAAAATCGCGTTGGCAATCTCCCAGTTAACATCAGATACCTTGATGATTGATCCCGAGCCGTACAGCAAAAATGCCGCATCTTCCTGATCAGCGCCGCTATCCGGCAAGTAATGCCTTACGACAAACTTATCGCCATCGGCAAGAGCCTGATCAACTGCGGAAATGGTAAGGTTGGGGCTTGCGATGCTATCCACTTGGAAAAGGGCGGGGGTGCCGTCCGAATCGGATAAGATCAAATCGCCAACGGAAAAAGCGGTATCGTCTAGCCCCTTATCGTTATCACTCCATGTGGTGGGATCGGTAGTACCTGCGCTTAGGGCATCCGTGGTGGCGGCACGGAAAATTTCATTGCGCCAACGCAAATCATCCAATACCACGTTTCCAGCTTGCTCCCAATCCGCCGCCGCATCGTTATCCACTACTTTTATATAGAGCGCGCCGCCCGTATCCATGTAAATTGATCCAACGGGGGCGGCATCCTGCTCATCTGCATCCCCACCAGGTGCCCCCGAGCCAAAAAGGATATCCACCCCGGATACAAGATTTTCTCCGGTAATCCTTAGGCCCTTTTCTACAGCGTGTAAATTTCTAGCCATTTGTAAGCCTCCTCACTAGAGCAAAGTTTTAACTACGGATGTACTAACCTCAAATACCTCAGCGTTAGCCATACGTAGCGCCGTATCGGTAGCCCCTTGCTCCACTTTAACCGTAACAGCTAAGCTATCCCCTAAACTTGCGTATATTGTATCATTTACCGTGCCGGAAAATTTCACGGCTACAAGCGCCATTGTTTTTGTTTTGCTCTCGGCCTGGTTAAATAGCTTAATTACATATTTAGCTGTACTAAACTCAGCGTTTGGGATTACATCCAAGTCAAGGCTGCCCCCTGCGGGAATGATGCCGCTGAGTTTTGTTTGCGTTTTAGGTAGTTTTTGCAATGCTGTAGGCACTTATTACCTCATCATAGTATTGCAGCAAGGCCCTTACCAGCGGCATAGGGATGCCTGGGCATGTTTTTTTGTTGGTAAATTCATAGTGGCCGCGCCAATCATGCCAAGTTATGCCAAAATCACGCTTTATAAGGGTGTAAATTTGCAGGATACCGGCAATTTGCGCCTCGGTTGGCCACCTGGTGCCTGCCCAGCATACGCCCAAGTTTTCGTTATACCCCTCGGTATGTGCGCCCAAGTAGCGTATATCACGCCCAAGCTCAATGTAGCCGCTGCGCCGTATAAACCAATGATAACCGATGCCGCTGCCCCACCTGCGCTTATGCCAATCGTTAATGGTGGCTGCGGTTATTACATCAAACACCTCATGCCCAATTGGGTAATCATGCGTAGCTGAGCAATGTAGGATAACACCAGGTGGCGGTATAACCCGCCGCCGCATCTTAGATGTATCCATTTCCAATTTACTTGGGGCTTGGGGCGTCCTTTTCATTTTCCTTAAACACCTCCCAGGTATGGGCGGCCTCTTGCTTTTCAAGGCAGTGCTCTATGAGCATGTGCATATCTCTATCAAACAAGCAAAACATCTCATCAAACCTGGCATCATCGCAGGCAATCTTTTCGGTTGACTGCGCCCGCACTGCCGCCGCCTCAGAGCTATCCCCTGCATAAATGGTGGGGGCGTAAAGCTCACGCGCCTCTTTTTTATCGGTAAGGCAGCTATGCAGGCTTGCTAGAAGTAAGCCCCAAATCAGTAAAAGCACGCTCCAATTCGCCAGTATCTTTTGTAACCCTTGCGCTCTTGATGGCATCTTTTGCCCTCCTCAATTTTTCAGCACATAGCCTATCAGCCTCATCTCTCTCCCTTAGGTACTTAAAAAGTTGAGCCCCAAAGGAAAAAACAGCGGTGAGTAGTGTAATCCAACCGCTCATTATTTACCCCCTTTAAGTGCTTGCACGTAGGCCACGGCCTTTTCAACCAAATCAACCGCCTCATTTACCAATTCAAACCCAGCCTCAACCTTAGCCTCAAGTACATCATCCTCAAGATCAAATTTCGCCTTGACATGGGTTTTAAGCTCAGCCTTTTCCTCATCTGATAAATCATGCCATTCCTTTTTCAGGAGCGTGGGGCGCAAGGTAACAAGGGCAGCCAACTCATCGGCCAGGGGCACCAGGGCTGTAATTTTTCCTACCACGTTGGTAGCCGCATGCACTTTGGGGGCAACGTTTCCGCCCTCAATGATTACATCTAAAACCTTTTTCATTTGCTCAACGCCATAAGCCTCATTACTCATCATCTAGCCTCCTAAGCCCTGATATCAGGGTGCGTGTTTCCTCTAATCTACTATGGATGCCTCTAATTTTATCATGCTGATTGTTAATATCCTTGATGTGCTTTTTGTTATGCTCCCCGAGCCGGATAAGCTCATCGTGATCGGTCAATATTTGCGCTTTGAGGGCGGCAAACTCGCCATACATTGCTTTAATAACGGCTAAATCGGTGGATATGCCGCCAAGCTTGTCTTTTACCTCACCGCTTATTTCAACCAATTTTTGGTTGATATAGGCTTGTTTTTGCTCGGCAAGATAGTGCTTTTTATCGTTTTCCTCAATGTAGCGCTTAAAGAAAAAACGGGCCAAAAAGCCCGCCGTAAACGCCCCTCCGAAAACCCCTGTAAGCCCCGTGGCAAGCACGGCGGCGGTCTGCCCGTCAACCACTGGGATACCTCCTAAGCACCATATCGCACGCATGGATGAAATGGCCAAGCTCGCAGCCCTTTTGATCGGCGCAGCGCACGTACTCCCCAAGGTACATGCCAGGGGTGTAAGGCCGTGCGCAAAGCATCAGGGCGGGCGTATAATCGCCTGAATAGATGGCATGCAGGGCGGAAAACAAGGGATCAGCGCTATCGCGTTGGTAATGCTCCTCAATCCGCTTAAACATGGTTTCATTGATATCAAGTAGCCTGAGCCCGCCATCAGCAAGCAAAAGGCCCTCAAAAGGGGGCGTATTTGCATCAAAAACCCTGCTTTTTGGGCCATTTTCGGGGGCTTTTGCTAATTGTAACCCATTGTTTTCATTAGGGGCCAAAAAAACGTACTCGGCCCCCTCGGGCGGCGGTGCGGGCACGGCATCAGCCTCACCCGTGGCCTCGCCCATCTCGCCCATCAAGGCAATGGTGAGCATTTGCAAATGCGCCTCAAAATCCGTGAGCCCCCCTGAAAACACCTGGGGCACCAGGCGCTTTGGGTTGTCCTCTCCGCCTAGGGCATGGATTACCCGGTAGAGGAGCCCCACCATTGTAGGGCGGTATACGGCCCGACTAAGCACGGCTCCGGGCTCTCCCTCGCCCATTACCCAGTTATTGGCCTCGCCATAGGCTGCGTGCTCCTCAGCCATATCCAGGCGCTTACAGCGCCATGCGTAGGTGAAAAGGCCCTTGCCCATATCACCGCTCCATGTGGTGGGGCTGCCGTTATCCTGCCCATCCCAGCACGGCGGCGGAGGGCGGCGGCCATATCTGCCGGGCTCAAATTCGCTGGCCTGGGGGTTAAAAGAGCCTGGGCATGTGGCTGCGGCGGTTTTGTAGCTCCAAAGCGCCCCATCACATGAGTTAGGAGCTATCCAACCCGAGGGGTGCGCGGCCATTATTCCCGCAGTGGCGGCTAGGCGCTCATTTTGCGCTATACGGGCCGCAGTGAGTAAATCAGGGGCCTCATCGGGATCGGGCTCCGTGGCATCCCGAGGGCTAAACCAATCGCAGGCCGTTAGCAGCAAAAAAATGATAGCAAATTTTTTCATTACCAACCCTTAATAGGTACGCTAAAGGTAACGATAACAAAATCACCTGAGGCCCATGTCATGGGGGCGGCTTGGGTAACGGGATCAATTGAGCCATCCCCCGCAATAAAGCTAACTCTTAAAACATTACTTGGGGCTCGTAAAATAAAGGCCGGGTAATCATCATTTCCAGGGTCTTCTATTAGGCCCGCGCCTACTCTCTGATTGCCGGAATACAGTAGTTTTGTATCGTCAATCTCATAACCAGTGGGTAAATTTACTGTTAAAATTGTTGCCGTGGGCGCACCTGATGTAACAACCCTAACCTCTACATCCATGTTAGGCCCATTTTGCCGCCAACGTCCGTAGTAATCCGTATTACTCACCCAACTGCCCGTAGGAGTGTAGCGTACCCAATCATTGCCGGGCTGCAAATGCACATTTTCCCCGCCTGGCACTACAGCGGTGCAGCCATCTGCGGCGCAGTAGAGTTGGTTTACATTGGTTGAGGTGCTAAAGGTATAGCTGCCCCAGGCCAATGCTGTTAAGACGATAAGTAAAAATATTTTTTTCATTTTTTAGCCCCTTTTAGATTACTGTATTTTGTAAGTGTAAAAGATGCCCAAAGGCAGCCCTTTAGTACCTGAGGCTGTAAAATTTGAGCATAAATCCCCTTGCTTAAAACTTATATTAAAAGATCCTGAGGTTGAGTTTCCTATACACCCTCTTATATTTGAGCCGTTATTGGTTACAAGTACACTTTGGCTAAATGGAGTTGGAGAGCGCAAAGTTTCGATGCTATTGGGCAAACCTCCTATGCTCATGGATACACTATCAGATGTGCCCGAAAAATCAGGTATGTAGAGGGTAACCATTTTTCCAATGCGCACGTATTCAACGGTAACTGTGCCAGGCTCTACGCTCCAATCCGCTGAATTCCAAAGTACTGTAAAAGTGCCCTCTTCGTACTCATCTATAGTATCTCCGCTAGCACCTATTTGTATTCCATTTGAAAAATCGGGCGTGCCTGTAAATGATGGCGTACCTGAAAAAGTTGGGTTACCGGTAAAAGAGGCCGCACCCGTTACCGTAGGTGCCGCAAGCTCTACTCCACTACCCTTGCCATTGTTAATAGGCCAATCGGTTTGGGCCAAAGCAAGCGCACTGGTTAAGCCTAAAATAAGTAAAATTAAGTATCTCATGCTATACCTCCGTTAGTAATCACAGCAAACCATGTAAATGCAAGTAATAGGAAAAGTTTTTTCATTTTTAGCCTCTTTTAATTAATATGCCCAAGATGGCTTTTGGTTTAAAAGTATATCTCCGGAAAACCTCCACTGCGTTCCATTAGCCGTAGAGTAAGTAATTATAGTGCCGGTATTCGGGGAAAAATGCCCTTGTGTAGCTGCATTAGCGTTTACTCCAACGGCTACAGGCTGAAAAAATCCGCTCACATTTTTTGCTGTAATCCCATTTATTACAGGTGCAAATGTGGTGCTTGAATTAGTACTAACTGCAAAATTAAACCTACAGCGCCAATCCCCTGATTGCGTGCGATATGGATAAAAAATACCATAGTAGGTGCTTAAATAATCCGTACCGCTGATAGTGGGAGAATTGCCGCCATTATAAGTAGTTCCGCTTACATAAGGTTTTAATCCCAGTATAGTAGAATCTATATCATTTAGAGATGTGGGATCAATGCCTAAACTACCCGTTACAGTAACATCCCCAGTTGTTAAACTACCTGCTACAATCCCCTGCCCACTAGCATCTAATCCACTTACCGCCTGTACCTCAGCGTTAAATGTCTTTTCACCGGCAAATGATTGCGCTGTAGTTGAAACAATGCCAGCTTGGGTAGGGGATGCCTCTTGCAGAGTTGAGGTAATAGTTTCCTCACCCGAGGCCAAAATGATACGGTACTTATGCGTTGCATCAATGGTTATAAGGCTATCAATTTCGCAATTTAACTGGGTATCAGATACACTGCAAAATTGACCTATGGGGTATTTGCGTATTGCGCCCGCATCATCATAGAAAAAGCTTTGCGCAGTGGGGAAAATAGGCAAACCATGTGCAAGCGGATAGCTTTGCTCCGCCGCCTGCCATCCACTATCATAACGTCTGGCACTGGCAACGGAGGTGGAGCCAAATCCTATATCACGCATGGCAATGCGCACGGTATCCGCCGCATCAAGGCCAAGGTTAAAATATAAGGCATCTTTTCTTTTATCCACTATCCAACCTGGGCTTAACTCCCCTTGTAGCAGGCCATCCGAGCGCGAGTATTGGGCAAACCATTGCTGATTGCCAGGCTCCAATTGTATTGCACTGAGGGATAGCTTAGCGCTATAGAGTTTTCGCACATCCTCATCAGCCAAGGCGCTATTTGAAAAGAAAACATCCTCAACCTCACCGGCCATATAATTGGCCGGAGTAGCGTACCAAGCTCCAATATTAAATTGGGCTGAGGAGGCCGCACGTTGAGCCGCAACATTGGCTTTTGTAACCTCCAAACCATTTATAAAACAAGCAAAAACATCGGCGCTAGCATCATACCTTATAACAATATGCTGCCATCCGCTCAATACAGAGGTATCCGGGCTCATGGGCAAGGTAGTATCCCAGTTTGAGGCTGTATTTGTACTCAAACAATAAAGAATATCCGTAGATGCCTTATACACTCCAAATGATCTATCACTTGTAGAGCCTGCCGTTGAGAAAAGTACTTCAGTAGCCCCTGATGCCCAAGCATCCATTTTAAACCAACCGCCTACAGTGTAAGAGGCATTGCCGGGATTGAAAAAGGCATCGGTAGAGCTAAAATAATGGGTACTACCGTTTAAATCAGCGGCAGAGGTTGTAGCTCCAAAAATATTGGTACCGGAAAAGGGCGCGGTACCATTATTTGTTAAATTTTTGCCGTTAACACTATCATCATTACTATCAGCGGCTAAATTCCAATAAACAATATCCCCCGTTAAATCAGTATCGGGAAATGATTGATCAGTAAGGATATGCCCCGCCATGATTTGCCCACTGGTGCCCACCGCACCCACCACTTGAGATGTGGAGTAAACAAGAGGGTTTATAAATTGCACGGGCTTATCGTGCCTGCGAAAAGCAAGCGTTGCAAAGGCCGTTGTACCCCAAACTCCACCCGTTGTATGCCGCACTAGCCCCAGGGGTATGAGTTGGGAGAGGGCTACACTATCAGGGGCATCGGCGCTAAGTACCAATTGCGCCTCCTGCACTCCGTAGAGAGCGCGGCCCGTATCAGAGGTTGTTATTTGCGCGGCAAGGGCGTTGATATCAATGTACAGGTAATAGGTAGTGTTATCAGCGGGTGAGCCCTCAAGGTTATCCAAATCAATGGCTAAATCACCGCCAAAATCAGTTGAGGCCGTGCCCGATCCATCATATGTGGCAAGCTCTCGGCCATCTGCAAGGATAAGGTAGCCGCCCTTGATAGTGGTTGAGCCATCCGCAGCTACATCCTGCACTTTAAATGAGGCATCACCCGAGGCCCCCGGCACCCATTTTTCACTAGCACTATCGTATATGAGCGCTTGGCCATCCTCTTTTGCTGCGGTATCCGTATCTGTTAAATCCTCAAGTACGGTAATGCTTACACCCAAAAAAGCATCATCCAAGTAGACAGTAGCCGCATCACCGGTAGCCGTTAAGCGCAATGCTGCGGTATCGCCCGTGGGGCAATCAAAATAAAGGTATACTTGGGTGTAAGCCCCCTGAGTAGCAAGCACCTGAGAGGCCAATACGCTAATGCTGCCATCAATAACCTGAGCGGTTAAATTAGCATCACCCCCTTTGTAGTAAAACCAGGATACGCATTTTTGGCCCTGGATAACAAGCGGCAACGTGGCCTGATCACTTGTAAGCGTATCACTGGCCGCCGTAGCATCCCAGCTTACTGCTTTAGCTCCATTGCCCACATCACCTGCGCCTGTTTCCTCTTGAAACGTGCCAGCGCTTGCGCTCCAATTGTTAGTACCAAGCTCAAAATCTCCGTTAGCAAGGGCCTGAATGCCCACCCCGGAGCCCCCGGAGCCAAGCGGTAGGTAATCAATGCCATTTGCTGAAAATTCAATAGCAGGAGAGGTTGAGTTTCCTTTTATCTTAGGGTTGGCCGAGCCGTTACCCACATCAAATTCAATAATCTTGCTATCGCTAGTGCCTGTACCAAGCAAAAGTATATCTTTAGGTATACGCTCATACCCTGCGGCCAAGGCTACGGTAGCGATAAGCACCAGGGTTATACAAAGTGTTTTCCATTTATGGCGCTTTAAAAATCCCATTACCTATACCTCCGAAATGGTGGCCGTTACCGGACCTATTTTACCGGCAGGCACGGCGCTTTGATCAACCTCAGTAGTAGTGCCTGGCCCAAAACGAGAGCCAAAAACACTGCAATACTCGCCATCAACCGTTTGCTTAATGGCTGCATCTCCTCCGCCCGTCCATCCTACAAAACGGCCATAGTTAACAATAATGCCCTCAGCGGCCATTTGCAGGCAGTTTGCCGGAGCGCCCGCACCCTTGGTATAAACCGCCGTTGATTTAAAATCGATGCGCCACCGGGCCTTATTTAGATTGATGGCGCTATCAATGGTAGCCGCATCATCAACCCTAACCCATACATCGGCACCTAGGGAAACATCATTAACGGCATCTTGTAATGTTGCGTGCGTGGCAGCGGCCCCAGCGCCTATGATTGCATCATAACGCGTTTCAAACTCATCACTTACGTTTTCAAAATAATCCAACCATTGTTGGACTATCCAAAAAAGCCAATTCATTATTGGCGCGGGTGGGCGCTCATCATCTAACCATGCTGCCTGCTTTTTTGCCGTGGAGGGCTCAACTACCCGATTTGCAAAATCAGGATTGCCAACCCCCCAGGACATTTTTGCGGTTGGCTTAGGGATCGGCATTTTCTAACCTCCTATACCTACAAATTTACCCCCAACAATGGGATCTTTAAGGCTGCCAAAGCCGCCCCCATCCACATCATTGCCATCAAAACTAAATGCTATGCCTCTACGTTTTAACACTGCAAATTTCCCTCCGGTACTTCCGGTTATATCTGAAAATCCCTCGCCTGGGCTTGTAGTATTCGGCCCTGAAAAAGCAAAAGGCTCATCGGGATCAAAACAAACAATATGATCAATGCGCACGCCACCTGCGGCTACAAGCTCCATATTGCGGTATATAAAATCAATGTTATCCTCTGAAATATCCACATCAGTACCGAGCATGATAGAGCCGGTATTGAGGTTGATGTAATGAACTAGGTCGGCCTCAGTAAGCAGTTTGAAAATGTTAATTATTTTCTCGGGGCCGCCTTGAGATGTATTTTGGCCTATTTTTACAAAAATAAGGATGCGGTAAAAATCATCCCCAAAAACGCCCCTATCCTGGCCTACTATCTCTCCAAGCCCATCAAGTTGTTCGCCTACCGCAGTATCAAGTGCCCGGCCATCAATCAGCCCAATAAGCACATCCTCAATATTTTGCATCTCTTCAGCAAAAGCTTGGATAAAAGCGTTTTGCCTCTCTTTTTCACGGTACTGCGTAAGTACGCGATTGAGCGCACGCTCTACGTGGTTTGTAATGGTGGCAATATCGGTCATAGCTGATTTACCTCAACCCTGGAAGTATCCCAAGCGCTTACCTCACGCGGGGCTATAGTTATGTTATCATCCAATGTAGGGGAGGCCGTTTTACCAACTCTTATCTCCACATCAGTAATACCCGGTATATCGGCAATACTTGCCTCTAAGCTATCAGTGCCATGCACTACAATATCAGTGCCTATGCCTAATGCATCACCCCATGTTACTACCGCATTTTTAACCCTTGTATCCCCATCTGCGGGATAGCGATTGCTATCAACTGATATATCAAACTCAACCCAAATATTAACCGGGCTGGGCCGTGAAAACTTTATGATATGGGTGAAATTCTGGCTATCCGTTATAACCTTTGAGATATCGCCTATCGTTTCGATACCTGCGGCAACGGTATCAAAAATCTCTTGCGCGATATCGTCCTCAGCCCCGTTTTCAACCACTATATCCACTGATTTAGGTGGGCGGCCATCCACATCAACAATAGCGCTATCGTTTTCAAAAACCACTACTGCGGTAACACCCGTAAGCTCAAGTAACTTGGCCCTTATCGCCTCAGTGGTAGCGCGGCCCGCAATAGCAAGCTCTTGCAAGCGCCTTAGTTTTAACTCGTTATCCTCCTCTAAATCTTTTCCAAGCTCAGCATCCAATGGGTTGGTTATGCTATCCCAGCCTGTTACCGGAGTTTCAATAACAGTAAGCGTACCCGCTGGGGCTTGCACGCTGCCCACCTCTTGCGCAGTCAAGTTAACAGTGGTTTGCGGCAGGGCACCAGGTTGGGGCTCGGATATGGTTATGGGCAATGAGCCCGCATCATAGCCCTGGCTAGATGTGCTTATGGTAAACCCTGTATCCACATCAGCCGCATCGGCTCGGCTGCCCTGGGCCGCATCATTGGCTGTAACAACGCTGCCAACCGCCGTAGCTGAAAACTCCGGGTCGTTAGTAAGAGCCGCAGCAACGGCGGCGGCAACGTTGCCGGGGCTATCATCGGTGGATACCCCCGTAACCTCAATGGCTCTATCAGCGGCCAAGGCATCAGGCGGAATAGCGGAGCCGCTATCATCAACATCAATCCAAACACCTACAGAGCCATTTTGATCATTGATTACAAAGGTAGTGCGGTCTAATGAGCCCGAGCTATCCCCTAGGCAGCTTATTTCAGTTTCCTCTGAGGATGTTAGGGCGTTTGCGCTTATTGTAAGCGCAGTTTGGGGCTCTTCTGCTAGAGTACCTATGAATTCAATATCTACTTGCCCATCTTGCACGTTACCCGTTGCATCAACGTTACCGGGGCCTATATTAACCAAGTTTTCCAGTGCGGTTTGTATTTGCGCCGCCGTTGCATCCCAGTTAAGGGCGGCGGTTACCTCGCCAGCAAAATCAAGTGTAAAAGTACCGGCCTCAGGCAGGGTTGGAAATGTGAGCCTTTGAATTGAGCTTACACCCGCATCAATCTCAGCATTAGTATCCGTATCAAATTTTGCGTCGGGATTGCCGTCAACCGAAACGGTTGAGCCTGCGGGTATAACCGTACCCTCTACTCCATATAGGATGGCCCCGATAACTCTACTTTTTGTTGGCGTTTCACGTACCGTACCCGTAATGGAAACTACGTTATCAAGGCTTGCCCCCTCGGCAGTGCTCGGGTATTGGCTGTTATGCACTTGCTCGGCAAGCTCCCAAACTGCCGCCTCACGCTCAGCGAATATAGCGCGAAACTGCCCAAACGGGCTGCGCTCATCTAAATCAACACCCTTGCCAAAAGTAGCGCGTAATTTCTCATCAATTTCGGTTTTTATATCCTCAAGGCGCTTTGCAACAAAACCCTCGGGGGTTACACCATAGGCCATTAGGGCACCTCCTCAGTAAAACTTATAACCCCATCAACGCTATTGATACGTGCCTCTACCAAAAGTTTACGAGTTTCCTTAATGTAGCTCATTTTAAACTCATCGATACTGGTAACACCTGGGCTATCAGCAATAGCCTTAACAAAAATATTTTCAACCTCAGCGCTGTTAGGGTTTTTTCTAAGTATACGAGAAAACCACGGCAAGCCTAACTCAGTGTTTAAAAACCATTCGCCCAGGATAGTGCGTAGTCTTGTAGCTATGCTTTGGGCAATCTCTTGCTTACCGCTTGCAAATTGCACAGCCCCATTATCTACGGCCCAATCCCCATTTGCATCAAGTAAAATATTCAACCCACTGCCCTCGCGCTATCGGTTAAAGGATACGGGCCATCACTATCGCTATCCAACCCATCCGTGGTTACAGTTAACAATAAAAAAGCCTCTCTGAATTTAACCGGAAAATCACTATCCAATGCGCTTTGGACAAGGTTATTGGCCTGTAGCTCTTGCACTTTGGCTTTTGCTAAAGCGATTGACGGCGCATCGATGATAGAGCTATGCACTACACTCCAAGTAGTTGATGGCGTTGCGGGCTCAATATAGGTGCCCGGTGAAACAACCATAGTGCCCAGGCTAGAGGCCCAGGCATTGGCTAGGGTTGTAATAGCGGCAACGGCATCATTGGTAGGGCTCATTGAGGCCAGGGCTGAGGCAAACCCAGACTTGTTAAACGTGTACACCCTACCGGGGCCGCCCAAGCCCGGTAAATCAAGTTTGTTATCTACACGCTCAGCCATCCAATCGGCAAGGATAGTGGGCCAGGTGGGGCTGTTAGTAGGCACCATATCCGTTGCAAATGTTTGCTGCCAAATTGTTAAAGCCTCTAGCGTCAATTTTTAACCCTTAATAAACCCCAATTTTGTTTTTAGCGCAGTTACTTGAGTTTTTGCCGATATAAAAGATGCGGCATTGTTTGGCGTACCCGATGGGCCAACCGCCGTTGGTACTGTTATGGATGTGATTGCTGTTAGGGTAGCATTTACTTGCTCCATGAGCTTATCAACCAAATCCAATAGCTCAATAACCCCATTGCCTAACGTAAGTTTTCCAGTGCTATCTACTGTAATTTTTCCCGCACCACTGGCCACCTCAATCGCATCTTTTTTAACAGTTATTTTGCTTAATATATGCCTTATAACCAAGTTATCGGGATCAATTAGCACGGGATTTGTTGCCGGGTAAACCCCCGGTATGGCTATGGCATCACTCAAAGCATGGGTGCGCGGATCACCAGGGGTTACCTTGCCGCCTACTGTTTTCCAACGGTCTAAGGTGCGTTGGCTGAAAATAAGTAGTACGGTATCACCTTGCCTAATTGGAAATGTAATTGCCGCTTGGTTGGCCCTTGGAAACGCTACAGGCACTTTATTTATGATAGGGGCATCAACTGTTTCGGTATTGCCCTCCCCATCATCGGTATATGTGCGCCTGAAAACAGGCTGTACATTTGCCGTATTTGTTAAGTTATCGTAGCTTTGCACTATGCCCGGCATTGCCGTATTCAAATCAAATAAAGCATTTTGCACCCCAAGCCTTATAACCTCCTCAAGGGTGGGGGCCTCGTTTTTTATTTGCCCAGGCTGCGTTGTCATTTATCCCCCAATAGGCTCGCACTCTACAGCTACATACCAAGGCCCCTCATGGCTATCGCCATCAAAAATAGCCTTGCGGCATTTGTACGCGCCCGCCGCTACAATGCTCTCCAATACGGATATAGTTTTTCCAGGCTTAATTTCGGTATCCAGCAAAGTTTTAAATTCAATGCCCTTTTCTCTTTTTATGATGTTGCCAATAACTCCGGTACGCGGGTTGATAACAACCGGTATATCTAACGTTGGCGCACCATCATAGCTTATTTGTACAACCTCATTTTGCACGCTCCATTCAAATCCAAAGCGCTTGGCAAGGACATCAAGTAACTTTTTAATAGGCCCACTGAAACTAAATCCGCCAAGGGCTATATCAGCGCCAACCGGTACCGCAGGCCCCTGCGTTAGCCCAAGCCCAAGTATTGCCTGTTGTATAATGGCAATAAATGGGGTGCCTGGCCCCCAACTTTTATCAATGTGCTTTGCTTGCAGTGCCTTTTGCCCATCCCCAGCCTCAATATGCGTTAGCCAATCCTCACCTTTTTTAATGCTCGCTACTTTGAGGATATCGCCACGGAAAAGCTCACCCACGTTTCCAGAATAGCCGCACTCTAAAACTACTTTTAAATCCTTTTCCTCCAAGCTGGTGCGGCTGTCCTCATTAAGGTTGAAAATTGTTATTTTTGCTTGGTTAGCCCCGCTCTCACTTGTTTTTGCTATCTTAAATTGCGTGCGCAGCCCGGTATAATCTTTTTGGCCAAAAACTCCTGGTATAGCCGCCTCCCCCGCCCCCGCTGAGGAGATAGTTTTAAAGCGCGCTACCCTAAGGAATTTATCGGCCATTAAAATTGCTCTCTATGTAAAACAGTTTTACATCATTGCCTAAATCCTCTCGGGATGGCTGTTTATTTTCCCCGCTCTCATCCACCGCAATAAAATACCCAGGCGGCAAATCAGGGTTTTTAAATCGGCTCAGTAGACTAAACCTAGTTTGAATGGGAATGCCCGCAATAAGCGTAATTTTGTTTTCGTCCAAAATATCCATGAGCCAACGGCCCATGCGCTCATTGTAGCGAATTTTCCAATTATAAAGATTGCCCTCTAAATTTAACTGAAAACTGTAGGCGGGTATATCCGCTCTAAGGGGCATTTCAAGTACTGCCATGCCTCAACCCCCCACGCTCAAGATTTGGCTTAAGATACTGCTAGGCTCCTCCGCTGCGGCCTCCGTAGCCTCCTCAGCGGCTTGGCTACCTAGATTTTGCGCAGTGGCACCAGTGGCAGAGGCCGCTGCATCAATAACGCTCTCTGTTAAGGCTGAGGTGGATGTTTTAATTATTTGTATTTGCTCAAAGCCAACCGTAAACCGCATAGAGCGCCCGTTTTCAATCGTAATGGGTGCGGTTAAGCTTACAATAACCAAATCACTCAAGGTGGCCATGCGGCTCTCAACCTTTATGAGCGCTCTATCTTGCTGCAAGGCTAACAGGTAATCATAAACCTTTTTAGGGTAATCTAAATCTCCCGGTATGCGCGTAGCTATTTGCGAGCCTAAAGCCTCACTTGGCGGAATGTCTGGGCTCAATGCAAACTTAGCGATTTGAGAGCCTACTGAGGCCCCCGCTGCCGTGCCCAAAAAACTACCGAGTGCGCCACCTACCTCAGTGCCTAGCGCTCCACCCGCAATGCCGCCAATAAGAGATTGCAGCAAGCTTAAGGGGGCCTCTGATACCAGGCACTCAGCCTCAAAATTTATATTTTCAAGGTTAACGTGGTCCGTGGTGAGCGCCCCGCTTTCAACGGGGTTTTTAGTAAGCATGGCGCGGCGGCTTGTATTCTGCCGTATGGTAGCATCAATCTCCAATTTTGGCGCAACGCCCACGCCATCGGTACGGCTAAGCGTTAGCAATTGAGGGTTTGAGTTGGTTAAAAACCCTATGATACTCATTCAATCCTCACTCATTGACTGCGGGCCGCAAGTTACGCTCAGCGCTCCTAAAAAGGCTCTCATTGCTCTCATCAATGGCACTCCTAACCGAGCTTTTAAGCTCCTCAGGAGTAAGTTGAGTGCCGTTGATTGTTATATTATTGGTTTGATTTAGCTCCCCTCGGCCCTCAACATCAGCCTCGCGCCTGCGGCCCAAAATTAAACCCCTGGTATCCACCCCGGTTATGCGCTGCAATTCCCTAAGTTGGCTTGCGATATCTCCGCTAAGTAGCTCCTCAGGGCTAATAGTGGCATCTTGCAAGGCAGCCTTTAATTCTGGATTGCGATGTAGGAAAACCTCAGCTTTAACAGTACGCAATTGCTCCCTGAGCGCCACCCTCCGCCGCGCTGCGGCAATGGCTGATGCGGATACGCCAACTTGGGCTAGCTCCTCAGGAGTAGCGCCACGGCTCAGTTGAGAGGCCGCAAACTCCGCTTGCTCAATACGGCCCATGCTCTCTAGGCGCTCTCTGCGTTGCCGCCTACTACTAAAGCCAAGGAATTTTGCAAGGCCGGGCGCTTTTTCACTGAAAACTTCTATCATGCCCTCAAGTATGGCATCAGCTATGCGTATACCAATACGTACTAGGGCGGCTGAGGATTGGAGAGCTATATCAAAAGCAGTTAGCAGTGCCTCTGCGATGCGCTCACGCTGCGGAGCAAATTTTTCACTTGTAAAAAACTCAGATACACGCGTAACAAAGCCCTCAACTTTGCTAACAACCATGTTTTCAAATTTATCAAGTGAGCGTAAAAATGCCGGAGCATTTTTATCAAAATCATTGATCAGGCCGCCCACTACACTCTTGCGGCCTTGAAAAAATGCAACTAAATCCTCAAGTATTAAAAACAGGCCAAGGAAGGCCGCGCCAAGTAAAATAGGTACTGCCAATGCAGTGGCTTTAAGCGCAAGCAACGCCACCCCTGCGGCTCGCGCTCGCAGCATAAATATACTGAGATTACGGGCCGCAGATAACGCCACTAGGCCCACGTTACCCAAAAAGCTCGCTACTCGTATAGCTACAAGCGCCGCCAAAGCTGTAGTAACAAGCTTAATGGTATTGGCCAACCCCCCAAAGGCATCAGTTAGACTTTTAGCCATCCTGAATACGCCCTTGCCTACCCGCAGCATAACCATAAAGCCTTTTACAAGGCTCTCTAGCACCTCTTGCATTTTGAGTTTTATAAACTCTTTATTAACAGTAACGTAGTTTAAAAACTCTACGGCTAATTTTTTTGTATTGGGCAGTAGCGTATTGCCAACGCTAATTGCAAGCACCTCAACCGCATCCTTGATGTTTGAAAAAACACCCAAGAGAGTGCGGCTTTGTCGATCCATAAGGCCGGTAAATCTACCGGTACCGTTGGCCAAATCCTGGATAGCTCTGTTTACGATATCAAAGCTAACCTCTCCGCGCTCAACGGTTTTCATAAAATCTTTAACAGAGATGCCCATTTCCTTGGCCACGGCCTCAGCAAGAGGCACCCCCGCCTCAGTGAATTGCCGCACCTCTTGCCCCATCAACCTGGTTTTTGTACGCACCTGGCCAAAAGCAAGTATCAAGTTAGGCAATTTATCGCGGCCTACACCAGCGGCTATGTTTCCTAACGCGGTGAGTGTTTCAATGATATCCTCGGCCGCTATGCCGTAGGCGAGCAAACGTTTGGTAGCCTCGAAAAGTCCGGTGAGTTGAAATGGTGTTTTTTGCGCAAATAAGGTTAGATCAGCAATTAACTTCTTACTCTTATCAACGTTTTGGATAAGAGTTTCAAAGGCAATCTCAATTTGCTCGAAATTACCAGCACGGCGCAGCAAGTACCCTATGCCAACCCCTAAAGCGCCGTAGGCCAACCCAACGTTGCGGGTTAGCCTACCCAATCCCCTAATATCTCTTTTTACGGCAGCAATGCGGGCATCCATGCGGCGCAGGGGCGCATCATTGATATCAAAGCCCCACTTGGTTACTAACTCCCTTACAGTTGGCATAGTATCCCATCCCCTTAGCGCCTATTTGCTGCCTGCGCTGCCGCTTGTTTTTCATGCCAGGCTTCGCACTCATCCATAATATCAAGGGCCTCATTCGCATCAGCCAAATCAGCAAGGGAGTAATGCTTATCATACTCCTCAAGAGTGCAAATACCGCGCATGATGGGCCGCCATTTAAACAAATTAATATTTATCGGCCCCGGATCAAACTGCGCTACTCCATCCCCGCCCCTTTGCTGCCGAGCTTGCTTAACTCTGCTACGGGGATGCCGTCTAAAAAATCTTTATACTGAGCCCTCAAAACGCCAATGAGCACTTTCATTAGATGGCCAACGCGCCCCATAAAGTGCGTTTCGTATTCAAACTTTTTGCCATCGCAAAGCATGCCCTCAGTAAATTGGCGGCATTTCAAAGCCACCTCTTTTTCATTGAGATTGCCCAGCAAACTCTTAACACCTGGGGCGAGCAATTTCATATCTACATCCATATCCATCAATTCCTTGAGGCTATCAACTTGTATGAGGATGCCCAAAAGGGTATCCCCAAGCATTTTTGATAGCCATGTTAGGTTTTCGATGGCCTTATCAGGATGCCACATGTTCACCTGATAAGAGTGCTCACCCGCCTTAAAAGTTTCACTTGTACGCATTTAACGACCCTTTAAATTTTAGGTTTGGGGATCGATACCGCCACCCGCAAGGGTAAGCTCACCTGTTTCAATCATCCATTCCCTATTGGAATTTTCCTTTGCATAGCCTTTATCGGATGCCTTGCGCACCCAGGCTATTTCAGCGGCGGCAAGCTCACTGCCGTTGCCATCCTTAACAAGCACGGGAAACGTGCCGCCGTTGCTAAGCTCATCCGCTGCGGCAAACCCTTGCATGATTGCATTGCTCAGTGAGCTTTGCATGAGAGTAAGTGTAAAAGTGCCGCTTTTATCATTCGATTTGGCGCGGGCTTGCTCGCCATCGGCACCGCCTACCCTATTCCAGGCATCATTGTTGCGCGCTACGTTAACAAACGTGCCATCAGCGTAGCCCTCAACAATATGCCCGCCAATGATAACCGTTACATTGGCCGGATCATAAGATTTTGTGGTCATGGTTTGATAACCTCCTCAGTTAGAGCGAGAGCACGCCCCGAATTTCGGTTTTATGAATAGCACCCGCATAGGTGCCAAAAAATTTCATATCAGGCAACAAACGATTGCCCTTATCTGCGGTTGAAACATCGGCTGCCAATGGCACCTCAACCATGTACTCGGGATCAGCGGTTAAAATGCCTTGGTTGGTAGCTTGCCGCAGCACGGCCCTCATTTCATTTTCAACCTGGGCGATGCCCTTATCAGTAAAAGGCACCTTATCAGCGTTGGCCAATAGTTGGAAAACACCCTCTTTCATACGCACCTGAATAAAATCAGTGCCGCGTATGATATCGATAAACTCACCCTCACATGTGGTGCCGTTTTCCGTGATGTTTAGGCCGCCAACCTCAGTGTAAGTGTTGTAGTTTTTACCGTGGAGCACGGTTTTTTCATTTTCAGTAAGCTCATCAACCGCAACACCCTTAAGTTCTTTAAAAGCCCAGGTGATGGCCCCAGGCAGTTTCGGCAGTTGGCCGCCCATAAAAGCCATCTCAGGATGATTTGTTGCCGATGCAGCGGAATACAGGGGCACGGCCCTATCGTTTGAGGTGGCCTTAAGCACGCTGCCAATATCCGTTGTATCACCTGCGGTTTTCGCCTCTGCGGCTGCCGTAGAGAAAAAGAAAAGTTTAACCTGAGCCAAGATAACCGCTGCAACGGCCTCCTGATCGGCCTTGGTTTTCGATTGGATGGCGATACCATACCAATCATTATTGATTTGTTGAGCGCGGGCAATGCTCTCAACGTAGGTTTTAACCTCATCGGGATATTGCGTAGTAGCAATACTGCCCGTTGGCTGCGAGGCTCCGCCCGTAACGCTAAGGTTTTCCAACACTACCAAATCATTAACTACAGCCCCAGTTACCGTAATGGTATTGGCCGCTGTATCCTCAACCGCCGTGGCCACCCCAGCCTCAGCGGCTATTTTTGTAGCCAAGCCTGCGAGCGTGGTATCACTATCCGTATCGAATAGTTGGGTTACAGTTTGGCCATCAACGTCAATTGAAATTGAGTTATCGGCTACAAACTCACCTGAAAAAGTGATCACCTGCACATGCGCCAAATCACGCCCTTTTTTGATGGCGTAAAATTTGGTTGGGCGCACCTCTTGCCCAAAATACAGCGTAGCGGCCTTAAGAGTTTCCGCCCCGGCTAAGGCATCATCCGTTACCTCGGTAACTGATCCATACACCTTAATAAGGGGTTGAAAAACTGCATCCTCTGAAACAAAAGCGCCCTCACCGAACCCTTGCCGCGTGGGCACGCTTGTTTCCCGCGTAATTTGGACATTTACAATAGAGTCCAATGACATAGCGCGTTACCTCCGTTAATGTTAACTAACTTCAAACTCAGGTATATCTAAATCAAGGCTGCCATCCTTATCGGTATCGATTTGGCCGCTAACCTGCACTTTTTCGATATACCCAGGCTCATCGGTTACCTCAATACAAACGCCAAAAATTATATCTAAAACGGCTCTAGGCTCCGTTTCAGTTTCCTGCTCAGCGGGCAATGATATAACTTGCCCTTGCTCAAAAATAGATAGCCCAATAGCGCGCAACGGCTCCATTACTGTAGGGCGCTCAAGGCTTAACTGCACCTCATTAAGCAAGTCAACCGCACGCACCTTAGCGTCTAAATCATCAAAATTACCCACTGGGGTACCTGCGGCTGTTATGCTAACGGTAAATGTGCGCTGGGAGCGTATGGTATACTCCCTAGTGGCTGTTTTAGGCAAATGCTCATCTAAACCGCCCACGCGCACCAGGGTTGTAAGGATGGTAAACGCCAAATGCGGGCCTGATGGCCTTGGATCACTCTCTTCTGCGATAACCACGGGTACATCTGCTATATCAGTAAGCCATTGATACAGCGCGGCACGTATCTCGTTGAATTTTTCGCGTGTATTTGGCGTTAAGCTCACTTGTTAACCCTCGCAGCCATCACTTTATAATGATTGAGCCCTAATCCCGTGTACTTTTCCGATTTGAAAACCTCGTAAGTTTCCCCATCAATTTCAAGTAAATCAGCCCTAAGATCGTTTTTATCATCCTCAACAAACAATTTTGTTTGCGTGTATAATTTGAGTACGTGCATTTGCCGCCGCCCCTCGGGCAGCGTTTCAGTTTCACGCCCGCTCAAGGGCTGTACCGCTGCCTTGATTACAAAGGGTTGTTTGGCTGAGCTTTTAAGTTTCCCGCCTATCCTGCGGCCCTTTGTAAACCGCACCACGCGTACCTCAGTGCGGCTTAAATCGGATTTTAAAAGCTCGTTAAACATTCCTATCCCTTAAGCACTATCTCATCCCGCACCTTTTGGCGCATGTACCCTGTATCAATCAATGGATTGGATGAGCCCTTACGGGCTATTGTTGAGGGTGCATTGGGGGGCTCTCGCAATGTGGTTATTTTCTTTTTGATAAGGCTTGTTATCTTTTTGCCTAAAATACTCAAAGCGCGGGCCGTGGTCATTTTACCGGCAGCCATTTGATAGTATAGCTCTCGCGTATGCTTTAACAGCCCCGCACGCTCCTCATCCATGGTATCCCGGATAAAAGGGCGCGGCGGAATATTAATGGTGCCAAATTCATTAAAGGTAGCTATATCCGCTACGGTTATATCCTCTGATTCAGGGTGATTACCTGCATCGGATTGAATGCCGATTTTTACATAGGGTTTATTGCGCTTAACAAAATCAATTTGCCTAAGCGCCTCACGGTAGCCCCTATCAATATCTTTTGTTACAACGGGCACCCGCTAACCCTCGGGGTTATTACCAATGTGCGGCGCAATTGTAAAAATTGCTTACCGTAACTGGTTAAATTCAACTCATGAACGGCATCAGTTGACGTTGAGCCGCCCCCGGTAAGGCCGTACTCTATTTCAGCCTCACCTATCCTTTTACGCTTAACCTCTCCCCCCACGCCCTCTCTTGTTGCCATGGTGAGATAGTGCGCGGCAAGTAATGCCGTGGCAAAATCAGCCTTTGCGCCCCAAACATCCTCACTTACGCTTAATTTAGCAAGGCCAATGAAACGGTTAATGCGCGTTTCACTCTCCCCGCTTAACTCAGGGGCCACATCTATTACAAAATCGTAATCAGTTGAAATTGCCACGGCCTAAAACCTCGTTTAATTAGCGGCCTCTTTATTGGGCTGGGTTTGCTCCTCAATGTACTTAAGTTGAGCATTGATAGCTTTAACCACGCCCGCCCGTGTTTCAGCGGCGCGCCAATCCTCCAAAAGTAACGGGTTGTACGTTTTTTTGATGATAGTAACCGCCTTGTTTACAGGCGCATCAGAGATAGCAAATTTTTCATTGCTATCATCTTTATCATGCTCAACGCGCATAACTCCGTTATCCAAAAGGCTATTAACCTTAGGAAACTTTTTACAACGCTCCCAATCATTTGTACTAAGGCTGTTAACCCCAGGGCTGAAATGAATGGTCTTATCCAAAATGTTTTTTGAATTTATGAGCGGTACACTCAAAAGATTGGGTTTATTGTACATTACTAACATTTAACGACCCTCCAAACGTTTTAACGGCGGCTGCGCCTACCTGTTTTGGGCGCAGGTTTATCCTCAGTTTCCTCAACCTTTTCAGGTGCGGTTTTTGCTGATTTTTCAGCGCCTACAACCTCAAGTCGGCCATCAGCCAATGCGGCCTTTACTTTAGGCAATTCCTTGCAACGCTCCCATTTGGCCTTATCCATTTCGCTTACACCTGCGGGCACCATGCCACTGGGCAGCCAAAGGATTGCGCCATTATTTTTGATTTTCATTGAAAACCTCCCTCGCTACTTACATGGATGGCCCCCGCTCACGGGGGCCATCTGTATTTTTCGCTTTTGGGTTAGATATCGTCTGATTTGGCGCAAGCAAGCGGGTAATACAAAAGTACTCCGCCAATACGCTCATGCACGGCTACCTCAAATTCCAAGCCTTTTTGCTGCGGGGCAAATTGCTCAAAATCCTGCGGTATCTCAAGGGTGAGCGTATCGGGATCACGCTTGTAGCAGATGGCTGTATCTGCGGCAAGAGGGCCATTGGCTGCGGCCAACTCATTAACCCATTCGGCATCAGATACAAAACCATTGTTGGCCAAGTAATAGGCCAAAATGGTTGTATCACTATCCGTTGAG